GCATGTGCTTTCTTGATCAGATTACCGTCGAGTGATTTTGCCATACAACTATTTAATGAAAAAAATAGGCTCCGAAGAGCCTATTTGGTTTTTATGATTGTTTATTTAGATTTGATTTCTGCTAACAAAGCTTCTAGTTGTGCTTTGATATCTTCTACAGCCATAGGATTGTCGCCGGGCTGTGTAGCAGGGAACTGACGTTTCTTGCGATTTAGATCGTCTCCGTTTGGAATAGCAGCACTCATAGGTTTAATCTCTGGATCTGCTCCACCATCTGGTGTGTTAGCAAATGATTCTTCTTCCCCACTCATATTATCCATTGGGTCAATATCATTATCGGCCAACGCAGGTGGTTTTGGTAATAGTTTATCTCTCAACGATGCCATTGATGGTTCTGTTTTAACCATAGGCAGGGTCGGATCGCTGACATTGCCTCCCATAGGTGATCCCATGGTAGGGTTCACTTTGGTAATCAACTGCATTAATGATTCAATATTGTCCATGCCTTGAGCATTAAGATTAATACTCATCGACGGTGGAGCAGTTGGTGGTGTTGGCGATGGAGTTGACATAGGCATGCCACACTCCTCTGATACCTCGCTAGCATTTAGCTCAGCCATCTTTTCTAGTATAGCTTTAAAATCCATATTAACTCCCTAGGGCACTTTTAGTGCCTGCTTTATCTTGTTTAGGTGCTTTGGGCATTTTATATTCGCCCTGATTGTTTTCTTTAGTTCTTTCTTTACTGACTTTAGCAATGTCTTTCAAGAAAGCTGCTGTGAATTCATTACCAAAATTTTCTTTATGTTTGATTTTTTCAGAATCTTTTAATTCGCTGTCGTTTAACAAGGCTTTACCGCTAGGGCCCTCAGCTGGCTCTGCTTGTTCGAACGGATCGTTGACATTTCTTACACGAAGATGTGTATTAGAAATACCGGTTGATTCGTGTACATCGATCTGTACTTGTTGTGGTGTTACTGGATATGAACACTCACATTCAAACACTGTGACTTCTATATTAGATAGATCTAGAAATTCTAGAGCTGTTTTTTGTATAGGTGTAGTAGCTACTTTTTCAAATTTTCCGCAACCATACTTGCCCATCTTTGCCTTGGCTTTTTCTTCAAAGCTTTCGGGCAACGGGCCAGCAACCTTGATACGGAAACCGTAGGTTTTTTTGCTTTCAGATAGATATTCTTTGAATGTTTTCATATCAGTATTTATTCCTTTCCCTGGAGTTTTTTCAACAACTCGTTGCGATCAGTTATTACAAACGCCTGTCCGCTGAGCATGTTATTAGAATCATCATCTCCAGCATCTTTGTCAATTTTAAGTTTTTTTAACTTAGCATCTATAGCTTTTAATTTCTTATCAATCTTTGCTGATTTAGCATCTATAGCATTTCTCAGCATAGTACCTGCTACTTCAAAAATACGTCCGCTGTAGCGTACTTCTACGTTCATGCCTAAATCCATAAGATCGTCGTAGGCATCTTCAGCTTTTTTAGCCAATGCGTCTAATTCGTTTTCGCCTAGGTTTTCTAAATCTGCTATATCTGGCAAACGTCCTGCTATAGCATCTACTTCGCGATAACTTCTTTCTAGATCACGAACTTCTTCTTTAGATTCTTCAATCACAGGAACTTTAGCCTCAACAGCTCTAGTATCTTCTAAGTTAAAAAGTTCTTCGAGTTTTTTCGTCATACTATACTTATCTGCGTTTTGAACCTTTGTGGAAAATATCGTCTTCGTTAACTACTCTAAAACGAATTCCTTGTTGCTTACACCAAGCAGTAGCAGCTTCCCATTTGGCAAGATTTTTTACGTATTGTTCTTGATTGTATCTGCTCTTTCCTACTTTTTCTAAAAAAGTATGATTACTAGGTTTTACTTCTACTAGTTCGGCGTGTTTTTTTCCGCCTTTGTCATTGTAAACAATAAAAAAATCAGGCACATATATTGTATATTTGCCTGTTAGCGGGTCTCTATAAGGAATCTGGATACTTTCTGATGCCCAATTTTCCACTCCCGGGTGCTCGTCTAGCATACGCATGAAAACAAATTCCCATGAACTACGTGCCAGCGGTGTTTTCTTCCCGATATATTTGTCGGGATTTTTCATTTCAAATTTACCTTGAGCAAATTTAACCATTACGCTCTAATGTTTCTAAGTTTGAGTTGATTAGCAGTAATCACTGTCCTAAAACCCAATCTCGATGTTTGGCTACGATTTTGATTTAATATCTCAGCCACTAATCCTGTAAGTTCTAACTGTTTCAAAGAATCCAAAGTTTCTAATAATTGAAAAACAGGAAATCCGTCTTTCTTAGCCTGTTGTAAAAGAACCATGGCTGTAACTGTTGCTGCTTCGAGGCCAAAACCTTTATTAGTTAAAAATCCTATAGTAGCATCTACGTCACTGCCGAGATATTCTTCACCTCGCTGTCCAAAATTATTTAAATAGACTCTACTTCTATCAGCACTATCAGTAGATTGTGTAGTCGGTAAATTAGTTAAGACACTATTCATTCTGCCCTCTTGTTTGTTCCAAAGGATATACCAGGTAATCCACTGGTAACATTATCTTGCCCTGTGGGTGTTAGTAATATATTTGTTGCTTCTGCGACTAAATTTTCTGGACGAAGAGATGCTAGACTCTTATAAAAATTAATAGCTTTGATAGCAGCCTGTAACCCGTCTGTTCTAGAAAAAGCACCTTGGACGTTGTTAACTCCGTATATTGTTGAAGCATCTTCAATAATTTGCGACCCTGCGTTAATTAACCCGCCTGGGCCAAATATAGTAGAAATTTGGCCTCCCCCTATAGTTAAAGGACTAGGAGTTCTATCATAATATAGATCAGCAAAACCTCGAGGTACTCCTCTGTCAATAATAGAACCGGTTCCATATAAAACTGATTCATAAACAATATTCATCGTAGCTTCAATTGTGCCGTTGTTAGAGCCTTGATCTACGTTTCCGTGATTCCAGCTTGTTATATGGGGATTAATCAACGTATAAGCATTGAATTTTTTTCGACTTAAAGTGTATATAGTAATTGAACCAAAGAATGGTCTTGTATAATTTATTTTATCAACATCGAGGCCGTATCGAATTTGTCCAGCTTCTATTGCCCCTAAAGTTCTTCCTGTGTTAGTAATGCCTCCGCCTGCTTTGGGAGCTCCGGTTGTAGTTTGATCTGGAGCATACACTCCGCCTTTTGTCTGTGTCCAAAAATCAGGAGGAAGAAATCTTTCATTAGAATAATGAGAAAGATATTGAGCCCATAAAGCATTTATTACCCCTAAGTTGTCGTCATGAAAAACAAGATTTAGTGGTTCGTATTTTATTTCTTTGTAAATTACACGTTTCCTGTTATATTGATTTTTAACCTCGTGCTCAAAAGTAATTTTAGGTAAATCGGCTTGTTTTACTAACATGTCGATTGCCTGTTGATTATTTTTTAGATATGTAGATGACGCTACAGCAGGTTGGTTTATGTTAAACTGAACATGATACAGGAATTTAGTTCTTGGTGCCCGCGACATTCCGTTATCGAGATATAGTCGAGCCGCGTGACGAGCATCACCAAGATTTCCCTTGGGGTTTGTGATGCCTTGCCCTACTCCTTGAAGGAATCGTGTGAATTTATCTGCCATAATATTATTTAGTGATAAAAAAAGCCCGGGGATTCCGGGCTTGATTTAATTTTGTGATATTAACTTCCTGTAGCTAGGCTACCAAGAGTTCTAGCACCAATGTTTCTACCAATGCCGTCAATGCCGCCGCCTTTGTATTGGATCGCGTTATCGTAACGTATTGCTAGTGCAATCATTGCTGGTTCGTTTGATGTATAGTTTAAATCACCGTAATCGATGTTTTGTACGAAACAACCGTACAATTCAAATGTTTCTAGCACGTTAGGTGTTTGAGCACCATTTCCGCCATCTAGTAGTTCGATTAGTGTAGTGAACTTATAGTCTTGAGCAGATGCTGCTCCTGATTGTTCGAAGAAGTCAAATTGTTTCTGAATCTGCTCACCGCACAGGCGTTGGATAGATCCTGTAGCATCATCTCTCACGTTTAATGTTACTGGTTCCCAATTGTGTCTACCTGCTAGGTATACTCTTGAGTTGTAAATTGGAAGTTCTATTTCTTCAAAGTTTACTTTAGGACGAGTAATATCATTTACTTGTTTTGTTAATTCAGTTGCTACTGTTCCATTTGCCCCGAAGCCTTGTAAGACCACCCTAAATCTATACTTTAGCTTGGGCATTAACAAGCCCTGAGCACTAGACGAAGCGTCTGTTGCCAAAGGTACTGTTAATTTTGATAGTGTTGAAATTGCCATATTCTTATGCTCCGGATAATATTATTTATCTCTTATAATTGGGGGACAAAGCCCCCAATTATTAAGATGCTCTCGATGCTGCTATCTCCCCTGTATTTTTCAATCTCAATGGGATGTAAATAAATTCAATTGCTTTTACTGGTTCAATTGCGATATCTACATATAGTTCATTTCGATCAATCCTTGCTGGAGTGTTATTTGTTTCATCGCAGACCACAGCATAGTCATAGATAGCACGTAGACCTACAAGCTCTAGCAACAGACTTTCTACTGCCTGTCTAACTTCGTCTCTTGTAAGTTTATCGTTAGGTTCAAACACAAACGGTTTAGCTAATCTGCTTAACTGACTGCGTAGATAAATTACCAAACGTGCTACGTTAATTCTGTCTAATGCTGATGATCCAGTACTTAGGGTTTTTTGTCCATAGTTTACTAGACCAACACCGTTAAAGAATGTTAAAGGATTAACTCTAATATTAGCTAATGTGTCACGCTGTCCTTCTGTTAATGCTACAGGTTTAAATTGTCCTGTTTTGCTTTCTAGGTATCCTACTGATGTAGCATTAGTAACACCGCCTCGTCTTATACCTGCTGGAGCAAACCATGGATAAGATACTTGATCATTTAAAGCAATAGTTCTTAACATCATGTAGCTTGGTGGTACCATGATTGTGTTACCAGTATTATCACTGGTTAATCCTGCTGGATAAAATACTCCGGCATACGCATCTGAGCTAACTAAACCTACGTCTCCGTTGTCAGTAGCAGCATTAACGTTTTTGCCCCAGTTGTTTAATGAATTAGTGTCTGGAAGCAATCTAAAAGGAGCATCGCCTACAACAAATGCTGTTGTTCCGCGATCAATATTTAGAGCAATCATTTCTTGTAGTACTTCAGGATATCCTGGTGTAGCAATAAGATTGAAATTACGAACTTCGTCTTCACGTATTTCAGCGTTAGAATTTAATAAACCTTTTAACGCCTCAACAACCACTTGACGCTGTGCTTTACGACCAAAGTCGCTACCAGAATCAGATACCCAACGTGCTGACTCATAATCTATCATTGACTCGTCACCGTAGCGGACATTGTCTGCCGATGTGTTAACATGGTTTCTAACATACTTTTTAATATTGAAACCGCTTCTACGAGTATTGAATAACAAAATACCTCTTGGATATAGGTCAGGATCTGGTGCGTCGTAGTCTACAAAATCACTGCTTAACAATTCTAAGATTGTAGCAGGATCTTTTGACTCGCCGTTTAAGTCCCATCGAGCATCGCCAAACACAATACCATCTTCTGATGTGCTATCGCTCTTGTCAATCAATACCCAATTATTTGCTATCTGGTCAGTTAAGCCGTCTTGGTATTTGTAGATTACAGGATAATTTTCTAGATCGCTAGCATCAATCCATAGGTCGCCGGTCACTAAAGCAGTACCATCACTTTGTAGCAATGGTCGAACAGAGTTAACAATTGGTCCCATTGGGTCTGTGCCGTTAACATACACTGGGGATGCTGTTGTAGCAATACCGCCACTGCCGCTATATTTGTAACCTACCCAGGCAGATCCGTTGTGTATCATAATGTCTACTTGATCTACTAAACTGTTAAACCATCTTTGACCATCTGCTGGATCGTTTAACGGAGCATCTGAAGATGCTACATACCCTGTAGATGTACCAGACATTGGCATATAGTTGCTGATAACATAATCAAAGTCGCTGCTGACGCTCGGAGATCCGTAGAAATTTGGAGTTCCTGTAGCGTCTGTTACATTATATTCAACAAAACCAGCATCAGTAAACAAATCATCGCCATCGATAATTCTAATCTCACCGCCTAGTTTATGAGTAATTGTAATTTTACCATCTAGTACTGTAGCTTCAACGTTTACAAAACCAGCATTGTTAATAGCCTGTCTTAATGTATTAGCATCCGCACCTGTACCTGCTGAGGTAAAAGTTATTGAAATAGCACTTGAAAGACTAGCATTATTAACAAGACTTTCTCTCATACTAAATGTGTAAGAACCACTAAATGTTCCTGCTCCAATTGTATCAGATGTTACAGATGTCGCACCTTTAATTTTTCTAACAAAAATTTTAAAACTAGCAGTTTGAGGTGTGTTATCGTAGCCAGTATCTTCAGTGTAATTGTATTGTACATACACTGTATCTTTATCAATCCCAGCACCGCCACCTGTTTTGTTAACTCCAAAGATAGCACCTTGTGCGTTAGCCGATAAAGGAGCAGCTACTTCTAACCATGATTTAGAAGAACTATTCCAACGTTTTACTCTCCAACGTGCTCCAAGATTAGGATCAGTTGTCTTAACCCATATAGATCCGCTTGGTCTAGAAATAGCAGCGTTTGATTTCCATTGAGGAACTTGTGTATGCGGAGACATAGATAATTCTGGACCGTAATATGTTCCTGCTGCAACGCCAAATAAACTTAACACAGTTGCTGATCCATCTTGTAATACAAGAGCGTTACTGCCAGTTGAATCGCCAACCATGTCATCTGTAGCGTCTGTAATGTATAATGTTACAAATCCATTTACGTTAGCTGCTCTAACACCTTGGATTAAAGCATTATTAATCAATGTAACCATGCCGCCTACAGTTGTATAAGCTGGAACGTTAATCTGTACTCCATTAATAATAAAAGTTGATGAACTTGTTTTTGATGAATGTCCGTCTATTTCGGCTGTAAATGATGGCCAAAACTTACGCCATTCTTTTGTACCTAGCAATTCCCAAGATACTGGTTCGCCTACTGTAGTATAATCTTTGCCTTTGTAATAGACTCTGATAACATCAGACGCTGTAACTACAGCATAGTCGCCAACACGACCAACACCACTAGCTGGTTGGGTTCCGTTTAGACTTTCTGTATCTTCTGCGGTAATGACAACGGGCACTTTGTTATTAAATTTTTGTCCTGCTAATCCGGCAGGAGCTGAATCCCACTCAAAAATACCCCAGTTGGTACTTTGAGTATCTAACCACCACTGACCGCTTGTTGCTTCAGAACCAGGAATTTCTGATTTAGCAGTTAGGTCATCTAAATTTACTGCTGCTCTGACTACATAGGCAGAATTAGCAGATCCCAAGAAACTATAGGCTGTCTGTAAGCCATATTCGTTTCTTTCGTCCCCGTGTATTGGAGAACCTGATATTGTTCTCCTAAATGTTGGTGTGCCAAAGAAATCAACAAGTTCTCTTTGACTTGAAACTTTGTATACTTTACCTGCGTTGGTTGCTAGTGTACCTTGTGCGGTACCTGTTCCGCTAGCGTTTGCTTTGTTTTCTGCAGTAGCAATTACGATTAATGGAGTCGTGCTGCTTTCAGCTGGAGTATAAAAACTCTCATCGATTACTGTAACTTCTACGCCTGGTGAATTAAGTGCCATTCCGTTGTCTCCTGATGGTTTGAATCTTGTATAATATTTATTCAGTAAACCAAAAAACACAGAGTTTAAACTGTCGGAAAAGGGGTGAAAAAGGTCCAAATTCTTTAAATAGATGTATGAGACCCCTATGTAAATGCGGACAAAGGCCGGCCGCTATAAACTATCGCAAAGAAAAAAGAATCTATTATAGATCTCTTTGCGAAATCTGTTTAAAACACGGAAAGTATCACGGCATACCTAGATGGTATAGAGCAGGGTATAGGAAAAAAAATGCCTGCGACAAATGCGGTTTTAAATCACCGCACCCTGAAATTTTCGCAGTTTATCATGTCGATGAAGATCTTAATAATTGTAAGATTGCTAATCTAAAAACAGTATGTGCTAACTGTCAACGAGTGTTAGCTAAAGAAGGCATTAAATGGAAACAAGGTGATCTTGTTGCTGATTTTTAATCAATCCTTCAATCTTTTCAAATAGGTCTGATATACCATCGTTGTTATCTAATACAGCATCAAACTTTGTCCCTACCCAGGCTGTTTCCGAAGCATGTATTTTAAATTGATTTAATCTATCTTTGCTTAAAGCCCAATGTACATGTTTTGGTCCGTGATTGACAGCTACAGCATCGTTATACCATTCGGGTTCCGGTCCGCGGACTACTCTTACTACTATTCCGCCAGCCTTTCGAATGCTTTGTATTTCATTAGGAAATCTACAATCTGAAATTACTACGTTGTCTTTGGAATTTCTAAGTTTATTTTCTAGACTAGCAATCCATATGTCATCATGGAAACTTTTGCGGCAAACTTCTGTGCCCCAGTATTGTAATACCCATCTAGGAGTTAACGTAGGCATCGATAGACGTTCTGCCCACCATGGATCTACTTGTTCTCGCCATTCTCGGGCTTCTTTAGTACGGCCTTCAAGCATGGTTCTGTCCCAGCCGAATACTGATGCCACAGCATCTTTTAATGTGTTGGCAAACGATTCGCGTCTAAATTCGTGAAAGTTTACAAGATAATCAGCAATGGTGTCTTTGCCTGATCCAATAAAACCGCATACTCCAATAATCATAGTATCTCCTAACAATACTAATATTGTAGCAGTTTTTTATTTTACGGTCAACCGACTACGAAAGTGTATCCAGCATTAGCATGACCAGGAACAAAGTTAACCAATTCCGCTGTTAGTCGTTCAATATCAGCTGTTGCTTCTTGTTTAAGTGTAGCACCATTTAATGATGTGCCGCCCTGTGGGCCAGCAATTTGAGCAAATTTCTCGCGGGCTTGGCCAAGCATCATTTTACAGTTAGCTAATGTGTAGTCTTTGATCCATTGACCGGCATAGGTATCAACTAGGATAGCCACGTCTGGGCGTGTGTTGTAGCACCAGAGCATAATTTCTTCGTCAGTTCTAGGACGTTGATGTATAGTTAGCTTGTGAGATTGAGCGTGCCATGTAAATTGTATAAAACTGCCAAACATCTTGCCCACACGTTCTTGATATCCAGCAAACAATTCATATGTTAATAACCCGCCCATATTAGTTGAACTTAACAAATAGGTATTTGTATAGGCTAAGTTGAACGGTTCAAACACTGTTCCACCGCCACCGCCACCAGATCTAGATCCAATGCTTCGTCGATAAATTTCCCGTACTACTTGGATTTCGTTTGGTAAGGTATAAACGTTTTGATCTTCGGATAGGGTTAAAAACGCAAAACTTTCTTCTACAGAATTATCCCCTCGTTGCCGAAACACTGCTAAACTACGCTGAATTGCTGTTTCGTAGTGCTGCGGGTCTAGTTCTACGTCGACCATGCCGTCGCCCAGCATTAAGCGACAATAGTCGAATACTTTTTGTTTTTCTTGATCTAGTTGGCTCATGCTAGTATTTATTACAGCGGTAAATATATGACTATGCCAAGACTCAGTTTATACAAGCCCGAAAAAGGCAATGATTACAAATTTATAGACAAAAATATCTGGGAAATGTTCCAAGTTGGTGGTACAGATGTTTTAGTTCACAAATATATAGGACCTGGTGATCCGTTGCCCGGTGCTAGCACACCTACAACACCGGTTTATACTGGTGGTATTCCTGAGTTACAAATACAAGATTTGTTGTTTCTAGAAAACAGAGACAGAAAATACGACCCCGATGTATACATTTTGAGAGGTGTATACAACATAAGCGATCTAGATTTTAATCTATCACAGTTTGGTTTATTTTTACAGAACGACACAGTTTTTATCACTTTCCATATTAATGATACTGTAGAAAAAATAGGTAGAAAATTACTAGCTGGGGACGTTATTGAGCTACCGCATTTGAAAGATTACAATGCCTTGAACGATTTAAAATTTGCTCTAAAAAGATTTTATGTTATAGAAGAAGTTAGTCGAGCTGCAGAGGGATTTTCTGCCACATGGTATCCACACTTGTATAGAGCAAAATGTACTCCATTAGTAGACAGTCAAGAATTCAAACAGATTCTAGATGGGTTAGCCGACGATACTGGAGAGGATACTAATACTACCTTGCGTGATATAATGAGCACCTATGAAACAGAGATGCGTATCACCGAAGCAGTATTAGATCAAGCCGAATCAGATGCTCCCAAGAGTGGCTATGATACCACAATGTATTACACCGTACCATTAGATGAGCAAGGAAATGTAAAACTAGTCACCACAGACGACGGTGATATTGAAGCCAGCAACGAAAGTGCTGCGGTAGATGCCAGTGTCATTATAGCAACACCAACCAAAGATGGATATCAAAGTTATCACGAAGATGGAGCAACTCCCAACGGTGCTCCTTTTACCAGCGGTATTACGTTCCCCGGCACCCCAGTAGAAGGGCAGTTCTGTCTTAGAACAGATTATTTCCCTAAGAGATTGTTTAGATTCAATGGCAAGCGTTGGGTCAAATACGAAGACAACGTAAGAATGACCATGAGTAATCTTGGAACTTCTGACACCGAATCTGGAGAAAGATTTGAAGGTAGGGACACAAGACAAAACCAAAAAGGCACATTTATCAATAACACAAATGAAAGAATGATAGATGGCAAACTGGTTAAAGAAAAACAGAGCTTGAGCAAAGCATTAAGACCTAAGGCGGATGAATAATGGATTTTTTCTATGACGGACAGATAAGAAGATACGTAACTCAGTTTATGCGTATCTTTATTGGGTTTAAGTATCAAGCGGGCGATGGATCTTTAAAACAAGTTCCAGTAGCCTATGGCGATCTTACTAAACAGGTAGCACAGATTATTAGAGAAAATTCTGAAAACAAAATGCCTAGCGTTCCTAAGATTGCCTGTTATATTACTGGAATAGAACTAGATAGAAATAGATTAGCTGACGCAAGTTATGTTAGTAAAGTTAGTATCCGTGGTAGATCTTTTGAATCGTTTGATGACGAAACAGGTCAACCTATATATGATAATACACAAGGTGGCGGGTATACCATTGAAAGATTAATGCCTACACCATTTAAACTAAGCATGAGAGCAGACATTTGGAGTTCTAACACCGATCAAAAACTACAGTTGTTAGAACAAATATTAGTGTTATTCAATCCTAGCTTAGAAGTACAAACCACAGACAATTACATTGATTGGACTAGTCTTAGTGTTGTTGAATTAACCGCATCTAATTTTACTTCTCGAGCTATTCCCCAAGGAACCGAAGTTGATATAGATATATGTTCATTAGATTTTGAAATGCCTATCTATATAAGTCCGCCAGTTAAAGTTAAAAAACTTGGTGTCGTACAGAATATTATTATGAATATGTTTGACGATGATGGACAGTTAAAACCATTAGCCGAGCTAGCATTTAATAGTCCAGTTGATTCTAAAGATATTAAATCAACATCAATTATTACCACTCCTGGAAACTTTGGTGTATTATTACTTTCATCAAAGACTGTTACAGGTTTTGAAACAGGATCATATTACGTTAGTGCTTTAGATGTTAATGAAGCTGTTGTTGAAAGTGGGTTAGACATACCTAAAAAGGCTGCTGCTGTGATTGACTGGAATAAAATTATTCCCCAGTATGGAAAATATCGTCCTGGTATAAGTCGAATTAGATTCTTACAACCTAGCGGCTATGAGTTGGTGGGTACATTTAGTATCAATGAAGTGGATTCACAATTTTTAGTAGTAGATTTTGATTCTGATTCTGAACCCCAAACTGACTTAATCATTAACGCTATTATAAATCCGCAGACATATGACCCCAGAACAAGTTTACTGCTGGGAACAAAATATCTAATATTAGAAGATATTGGATCAGAGGGCAATGTTGACGGTGCTGACGCATGGAAAAATTCTGATGATTCGGACTTTGTGGCGGTCGCAAATTCTATAATTGAATGGGACGGTGATAGTTGGGCAGTGATTTTTGATCCTTTGATTGAGCACACTGAACCTTACTACATTAAAAATCTTAAAACTGGTATCCAGTACAAATGGGAAGATGGTCAATGGCTTAAATCATTTGAGGGCGAATATACAGCCGGATACTGGAGTTTTGACTTAGAAGGATGATATATAAAGGCATGCAGAAACATGCCGGTATACTTTTCATATCTAAAAAAACTTCTAGAGTACTAATGATTCTAGAAGATCTCAAATGGACTGTTCCAAGTTTTCCTAGAGATAAATCTGTTGTTGAAGATGCTCAATCTATTATCCAAGAATATTATGGGCAAGAAGCTAGATTAGTGCCGGTTGAATTATATCTAAGTCAAGATAGCGGTTTTGAATTTTCCACTTATATTTGTTTAGTTGAACAAGAATTTGTCCCATCAAACAATCAAACTTTTTGTTGGACTATGATCGATGTGCTACCAAAAGGTGTACATACTGGATTAAAAAATACCCTCACAAATAAAATTATCAAAACTAAAATTGATACTATATTACTAATGGGGACTTCGTTATGAAATTATCTATTACTAAAAATAAAAATTTTATATCAGACTGTAAACGTTACGAAACTTTTATAAAAGAAACTAAAAGTTTAGAATTAGAAAAACTGTATAAAAGATTTTTATCTCAAGCTAAAAATATCGATGCTATCTCAGAATCTTTTGAATTAATATCTAATGGTACTAGATTGAGTGAGGAACGAGCTCGATTAAAAAACATTAGAATAGAATTAGAAAAGAAAATTATATTGTTGAAAGAAAAGACTCGACAGACATAAATTTATAGTCTCCTATTTTTTCAATTAATTTTGTGTTATCAGAGCAGGTATATCTCTGATATTGATTTATTAAATCTGTAGGAAATTCAATTTCTTCAATCGCAGCTGAATATTTTTTTGATATTAAATCAGCTACTTCACGGAAAGACACAGCAGTTCCTGTTCCTAAATTAAAGATTCCATTAAAATTTTTATTTGAAGCTGTTAATTTTATGTTTACTATATCGTCAACACAGATAAAGTCTCTTTGAAAATTTTCACTGTTTTTAAAAATTTGTATCTTTCCCGTGTCTAAGGCCTGTTGACTAAATTTAGTAATAGGGCTTGCTTGATCTTTCTTGTGAATTTCATTTTTTCCATAGACATTAAAATATCTCCAACCTTGTATGTTAGCATTGGGATAATCTAATAACGTAGAATACACATATTGATCAACTAACATCTTACTAGTAGCATACAATGACCTAGGGTTAAGAGGCTGTGATTCTACAAATGTGTTGCTATCACCGTAGACTGATGCCGAACTAGCGTATGATAAAACAAAATTATTTCTTACAGCTTGGTCAACAAGCCAATAACTAGGCTGTAGATTGTATTGATCAATTTTATTTTGATCTCGTTCAGTAGTTGATGATATCGCACCTTCGTGAAATACAACATCAACTTTTAACCAATGATTCCAAATGCCATAAAAATCCTGTGGAGATATAATTTCTGAAAATTTTAAATCCCTAAGATTGTTTTCTTTGTCTTTGTTTATATCATCAACAATTAAAATATCACTAATGGACCGACCATTTAGGCCTTTAACTATATTAGAACCTATTAATCCAGCACCGCCTGTGACTATAATCATACTAATGTAGTCTCCAACCATTGTTTACATTCTAACCAACTACAATAAATGTGCGACCTTCCGCCAGCACGGTCCCAGTCCTCGCAGTTAGATTTGCGATCGTCTATTAAGATATCGCCTGGCGAACAACGGACCCATTTATCAAAACTATACGGCCCAAGAAATACAGGTATATCTGGAAAATGTTTGTGTGCCCAGAATACTTTATCTTGTGGTGCCCACGGCATATCGTTGCCTTTAGGGATAGCACTTAAGAAATATAATCCTGCGTTGTTATTATGTCTATAATTTCTACACCACTCAACTAACTCGTATGCTCCTTCTTTCACTGGCAACTTACTATACATACGCTGATCATTTTTTAATTTTTGCCAAGTCGTGTCTGGTAGTATATCGCCGTCTTTGAATAACGGTTCATTGAGATATTCTCTAGCGTAGCCAAACCAATCTGCTACTACATCGTCCATGTCTAGATAGATATTCATTACTCTGCTTTCTTTTGACTATCACCAGGAGCAAGTCTGTAATTGTCTTCTACAGAATCAGCGGTACTGACTTCAAATACCATAGCACCGTCTGTCATTGCTTCTAGCTGATGAGGTTGTAACGGAGGATTATGCCACGTGTCTCCTTCGTTTAATTCTTGCTCATATATCTTGGCATCTTTAGTATCAATCCAACGCAATTTAAATTTGCCTGAATTTACAAACCAAGTTTCATCTTTTTTATTATGAAAGTGCATAGAAAATTTATTTCCTGCTTTTTCAAACACTAATATTTTTCCGCAATAGTAATCGTTGGTGGCCCATATAATTTCAAAACCCCAACCCTTGTTTACTTTTCCAGTTAATCTTTCTGTCATTTTATTTCCTCTAATGTAGGTGCGTAATTTCCCAAATGTTGAACAGTAATACTAGCGGCCTTAACGGCAAACTTTATAGCGTCATTGATATTTTTTGTATCACACCATTTGTATGCTAGGGCAGCTAAAAAAGTATCTCCAGCACCGCACACATCACTGACTTCTACAGCCGGTGCTGGATGATTAATATCATGATGTATAGCTGTTGCTCCTTTATCCCCCAGTGTTACTATTAATCCAGTACACTCGCTTTTAACTTTGCTGTATTCGGATTCGTTGATCTTTACCCAGGCTCCTTGTAATCGTTCTAAGTCTGTTTTCTTTGTATCTACAAATACAGGAATTTTAGTTTCAATTAGTTCCTCTATTAGCTTATAACTTACTGTTCCCTTGTTGTAATCGCTAACAACAATAGCATCGTATACAGGAGGAATGGCTGTCTCAAACTCTAAAGGCGTTGATACAACATCGTCGTCTATTCTTATTATGTGTTGTTTACTACGGAGGTCAATTAATCTAGTTTTTGTACCAGTTTCTCCGTGAAGGTAATTAATTTTACACCCTAGTGCTTCTAAATTACGTGCCACATTTCCTGCCATTCCTGGTTTAGTTTCTTCGTGACTAAACTTAAACACTGGCACAGGAGCTTCGGGACTAATTCTGTCCACAGTTCCGTATCTATATACGTCTAGACAGTTATCGCCTATCAGCAATATCTTGAATGATTTTAGTTGTTGAGTGTCCATCTATTCTATCAAAAAATATAATTTCGTCGCAAACTTCTTGGCCTACAATAGGTTTGCCCATGTAATCGCTGCCCTTAACCATAGTGTCGCAGGCCGCAACAAGATTTATGAGTTCCAAATCAGTGTCGAATATCACAACTTCGTCAACTGCTTTTAGATTTTTGAGCATGTATGCTCGATATCGTTGATTGTTGATTGGTCGAGAAGACCCTTTTAGGCGGCGGACACGATCGTCTGAATCAATGCCAACCATAAGATGATCTCCTAAACTTTTAGCATAGTTTAGAAGATCTATATGTCCCGGATGTAATATATCAAAAGAACCGTTAACAAAAATCAGACTCATGCTGTAATTATACAGCAAAGAGTCTCTTTGTCAACCTTTTAGGCTTGTGCTTCGCCCCAACGTAGAATAATGTTAGCGTTAACTGCTGTCCCAGACACCTTAAAGATGTTGATAGCCAACACGTCTGGACCATTTGGGAATGTACCTCTGCCACCTAGGGTAGTATTGGTTAATTCTTTCAATTCCGAAAGATCCAAACTGTCCGAACTTCCTGGTAAGCTAATGAATGAAAATACCTGTTCTCCAGGAAGAGCGTATGGAGGTTGTCCAAATTTAAATGTTATTGTACTAGCACCTGCTACCACAGCATTAGAAGTCTGTGTAAATGTTACAGAGTAGTAGCCAGTACCACCAAATGTTCGTAGAGTGCTAACTGTGGCTACGCGAGTACCCGCAGCAAATTTAGCATCAGAAACTTCTGTGCCAGCACCTGCTGAATAAGTTGATACCAAGGTTTCCCAACTGGCCTGTGTGAAGTATACAAAGTTGGTTACTGCGGTATTTTGTGCCAACGATAATGTAATAGTTGCGTTAGCATTTACAGCCGCTGCTGTAGTTCTGGACAAGAACAAAGTATAATACGGTATAGTATCAAAGGTCACGGTTGTTCCGCCTGCTAGTGTACCTATACAGTTATTACCAAAAACAACGGAGTAATATCCAACACCACCAAATGTCTGTAAACCGCTGATACCAGTTATTGTTGTTCCGCCAGTAAACTTGCCAGAGTCGTTAGTTGCTGTTCCTATCACAGGAACATCTACTGGTAGTGCTGTCCAACTGGCTGCTGTAAAGAACAGGTTATTGGTAGTTGTTCTAGAACCGCCAAACGCAGTGTTGATAGTTTGAGTCGACAATGGTAAATCAGAACTTAACCCTTGACTCATTGTTACAGTATAATATCTATTAGGTGATGTACCTTGTATACCCGAAACAGCTGATACTGTAGTTCCTCCTGGGAATGCCGATGTTACACTAAATCCAGTTTGTGTTATGTTGCTGGTCATATTATTCCAGCTAGCTTCTGTAATGTTCAATGTAGTCTGGCCTGCGACATAAGCGGTAGAAATTGTTCCGTTGTTATTAGCTCCGGTTGCTGTCGAATTGTATTGAACAAAGTTGTTGCCAGCCCCTGTTACAATATACGTTCCGTTATATGCGTTAGGGTTTACACCGGTTACCGTAATTCTAGAATTAACAGGGAAAGGCACATAACCTTGATTATTAAAAAATAATGTAGCTGTTACACCGTTACCTTGTGGGAAAGTTGTATTAACTGCCCTAAAAAACGTCTGCATGCTAGAAGTCAACGCACCCAACGTCGTAGCTACTGGACTTGGACTTGTTGCTACTGAAGATACTGTGGTACCTGCTTGGAATTTGGTGTCCGAAGCTGCTATAGAGAATCCAGCAGTGGCACCTGACGTATTCCAGCTGGCCTGTGTTGCGTATACAAATGAAGACCCGCTAGCTCTATTAAATGCTGTCTTGTTAGGTACCGTTACGTTAGCAGTTACAGTATTCAATGCGGTAGCAGTAGCAGTAGGCTGAGCCACACCGCCCGCCCAGTTTACAGAACCACCAGGAGCAATTTGAGCAAAGCTAGGTTGACCGCCAGCGGCAACACCTGTTAACCCCGACCAAACAATGTCGCTGGGGTTTGCGGGATAGTTCTGCGGATTCAACACCCCTTCAACAATGATACCGCCTGTGCCTGTATCTGATGTAACAGCAATTTCTTTCAACAATAATTGGGCTCTGTTTAACAATTCTCTATCACCAAGATCGCCTACTACCGCATTCGAAACACTAGGTGCTAGACGAATTAGGAACGCAGTGGCTTTGGTTGTGCTAACACTTAGACCGGTAGACGCATAGTTAAAAATGTATCCTCGATCCGAGTCAAACAATCCGTCTGTTAGGAAAGCACTACCCCAGTGACTAATTAGTGGAGTTGTGGTGTTATTCATCAAGATAACACCTGTTCCGGCACTATGGTTTGCGGCCACACCTGCTGTAAAGTTTCTATTAGCACCTGCTATGAATAAATCTAATTGAGCAGATCTAGTACATCCTGTTAGTGTATTTAGAGTTTGATCGATTCCTGTATAAGAAATCATTTCATTGTCTATATAAACAATACCAGTTTCTGGGAATCCTGCTATGCTTGCAACTGGTACTACTGTACTAGTATTAGTAATATCGCTGACCAAGCTGCTGTTTGAACCGTAGTTTGAAACTTCATATCTAACAGGCAAGTTACCAGTACGCATATATGCTTCTGTATTGATGTTTGAGTTTCTCATCCTGTGTGCAAAAACATAATTACCGTCTGAACCTCTTAGCATAAAATCAATAAAACCAGCACCATACCACGAGTACTGGATTCCAATCATCTGCATCTTTGTAATATCTAAATCATAACCGCTGGGTCCAGTTCCATTTAATCGATCTTTGTTAAAGTCTGATTGCTGGACTCTAACTTCTGAGACTAAACTCATTTTAGCATTTGATACGTTGTTAACACCTCGGAAGTCTGGGTTAACAGTCATTGATGTCTGACTATCAACGTGTGTTACTATGTGCGTCATACCCCTAATAGTAACAGCATCACCTGCTTTGATTTGATCTCGGAATCTACTATTAAGTCCTGTAACTCTGTTTGAACCAGAGTTTACAGAAATAGTTCCTGCTAATTGTTTAGTAGAAGTACGCTGAACAGCCCAAAGAGTCTGTCCATCATATTCCCAGAAAATTCCATTTTGGTCGTCAAAAACTCCAGCACGAACAACTGCTCCTTTCCAACGTAAAGTAGAAATTTGACAGTTAAAACTTAGTGTAGGTTTTCTAGTTCCTACTCGTTTTGTAGCAATAATTCTAAATGTTCGTTCACTGACAATTTCATCAACTGTGTAATCGCCATCATAGCCACCAGTTGTTACACCGCTAAGACGTATAACAGCACCGCGTTGTAGACCGTGATCGTTGTCACCTAATGTAACTTCTATAGTAGCCCCTACTTCAACGTCTGTAGCAAGTATAGTCAATACATCATAACTCGGTGCAAATAACGCACCTGTGGTATACATAACACCTTTACCAGATTGATAACGAATATATTTTTTACTTTGACGTATGGCCTGTACACCATGTTGTGGACCGCCTGTACCTAGCTGTACGCCGCCATCAAATGGTCTGTGCGTAAAAAAGCTATCTGGTCTTGGATATATTACACCCGAAATAGGTGCTCCTGTAATTATTCCTGGAGATCTAGCTTGGAAAGTAATTGTATTTCGGGTTGGAATTTGTGTAGCGGAGAACGAACCGTTGGCTAATGAGTGATTGTTAGATCCATTATCTGAGCTAACTGTAACAATAAACGATCCGCCTGGCGGAATTCCGTGAGGTTCTTGGAATATGATCTGTAATGTAGCTAATGTACCAAACCCTAAACCTGTACCAGAAGTAATTGTTGCTGTGGTAAATTCACTAACTGTTACAGAAGAATATAATTGTAAATTAATTCCAGCTACACCTAACCCGGTTACTGTAGCTGCTGTGATAGCACCTGTAGATGGTGTTACAGAAGTCACTGATACTATGGCGTCATTGGTTGTATTTGCTCCGCCAAGATTGCTACCTAAAATTCTAATTCTATTTCCCGGTAGATATGCTGTGCCGCCGTCAGATACTATAATGTTAGTGTAACCGCTAGCGGTTCTGGTAATAGTAAATTCGCCATTGATTCCGGAACCAGGAACTATAACTACAGGAACATTACTAATAGTAGTTCTATCGTCCCCTGTACCTGCTGTGGATATTTGAGAAATAACTCCAGGAGCATTTTCATTAGCTACTAGCCCGCTAACTAACGATGCTGCAATAATTTCTCCGCTGCCGCCAATGTTGTCAACTTGTATTTGAAGATCGTTTGAAGGAGTATTGCCGCCAAGTTGTGTACCATATATAGTTATAATTTCACCGCCTGCATAGCCACTACCAGCAAATGCTACTACCAAACTAGTATAAGCAGCACCAATTCTAGTAATATTAAATTGTGCCGAGCTACCTGACAACGAGGTAGCATCTTGTAATAATCCAGTAAATGTTGATGTTGTCTGTGTAGCAGTAATAGTTACATCATTGGCGGGGGTAGTGTTGTTGGTAAACACTGTTCCTAAGATCAAGAATTCGGTGCCTTTAACATATCCTGTGCCACCGGCATTAATTACTGAAGAGAATCCTGTACCTGTTCTAGTTACATCAAAGGTAGCACTTGATCCTAGTGTACTGTCTGGACTAGTAGCCGTATAAGAACTGTTATTAATACCGCTAATAGTTTCATTACCTGAAGACATCAAGCTAGTTCCAGAAATAACATCTGCTGTTAAAATAGAACCGCTGGAAACAGTAGCTACGGTAATTAATAGATCATTAGCAGGACTTGTACCAGATAAATCTGATCCTAAAATTCTTAGAACATCGCCTACTTGATAATCAGACCCTCCTGTGTTAACTGACACAGATATGTAACCTGCAGAATTACCAACAACATTAAATGTTGCTGCTGAACCAATTGAAATTTCATTAGTTCCTGTTAATTCGGTATATGTTGTAGTGTTACCAATGATAGCACCGGAAAATGGTCTAGTAAACGTAACATCGGTTCCTGCTAGTGATTCAACAAACGTAGAGGAACCTGTTTGATCATTAGCACCAAGCCCTATAACTATGCCCGAAGTGCTGGCAACTGTAAGAGTGGTTAGACCTAACAGCGTAGGAGCATAATCGCCCAGTACTGTGGGAGTTACTATAACTCCGCCAGAACCAACAACAGCAGTAACTTGAGATCCAAACCCAATGCCAACCGCAGCATTCATTGGTGACCCTATGCTAGGAACAGTTCCGCTAGCTACAGCAAATTTTGATGTTGCTGTTGGTGTGTCAAATTGAGTAACAAATGTTCCGGAAGTTCCGTTTGATAACAAATTGATTGTTGGTAGTCCAATAGAAGCACCTGTGTAAAAACCACCTTTTCTTATCTGGGTATAGGTAGTTTTTAGGCTTGTTCCGGATGTAGTTCCTACTCTTGATTTAGCAAAATAGGTAAATGTAGTAGGAGTTGGAATTGTTACAATAACAAACGCACCCTCTGCTCTGCTAATACCAGAAATAGCTGTATCTAGGCCAGCAACAGTTACTGGGGTACCGGTAGATAAATTATGTGGTGCTGCTGTAGTCACAGTGATTGTTGAAGCACCTACACCATTACTTGGAAAAGAAGCATCAGAGGTTATAGCTGTTACTTCAAAATCAGATCCAGGAATTTCGTAAACTGAAGGATATCCTCTAGCTATACCAATAGCCTGCCACTTTGTAGGTTGTAGTCCGTATTCAAAGTCAGCGTCAAGCATGGACTGTGGAGCAGCAACTCTATGACGTTCGATAGCATCTGTACCAAAATCATATGGACGAACTTTCATCTCGGCCGATTCAACGAATATCTGTAATTCGTCAGTTTCGTCCATGGTAGATGTGTCTGAGTTTAGACGCAGATGTACAACTCTATCAGTAACTTGTTTAAATGCTACAAAATCATCATCACCGTCGAACTCTGAAACAATCTCGCCGCCAGCGGTATTTGTAGAAAAATTGTATATGACCACATTTTTACTGGTATTTGTGATCAGCAATAGATCTTCAAGTCGAATAGTACCTTGGAATTTAATAAGTCCATACCCAGCACTTTCCTTAGCAGGTAATGAACTTACACCCTGTTCAATGATGTTAACTAAATTGTTTGAAAGAGTAAGAATTACTGTGCCTGCTTCTGGATCATAGGCCTTAGAAGAATCTACAATCTGTTCTTCTACTGTCTGATATGGAACGGTTCTTGGAGAAACTGCTGGTAAACTAGTAGGACCATCTTCTAAGAAATTAATAAAGACATTGGTAAGTTCTGTAATCCTTGCGTAAGCACCTGACTCCGCCGATGGTGCTGTTAATATCTGTGGATAAACTATTTGATAATCTGGTGCGTTGACTCTTGGAAAAATATAATCAACAATTACTTCTTGTAAAAATCTGTAACTGGCTATTTCTGGAATGCGAGATCCGTCAACTTGGAATACCCCATCGATATAATACTTTTGAGCAATACGTCTTGATTCTTCATTGCCGTTATTTTCTAAATCGTATATTAACGCATCTATCACATAACCAGAATCCCTAACACATTTTGCTGAATCGTAGGTATATCCTTTAAAAACTACTACTTCATTGATTACTGAAGTTTTTCCTGTGGTAATAGCATTGAACGCAGTTTGTAACGGTGCTGTGGCAAAAGTAATGCTAGGTGTTGTTCTAACTATACCTGATAATATAGTATTAGCTTGTGTTTGTGTTGTTGCTGCTACAACAGTAGCAGTGATTTGTACTAGGTCTTGGCATATTACCGCATCGGCCGAGTTAGCAGCAGGGAAGGTACGATTCTGTGTTAGAGTGTTGCCTTCTGTTTTTGTAACAAATTCGTTTAATACTATTTGTCCAATGACTTGTTTTAGATGTACATAGGCTGCGACTGTTTGTAGTCGATGAGTAGGATCAATACCTGTTGTAGCGTTGGCAAATCCGTAGAAGAAAAATCTAGCTTGATCGTAAGTAGCACTGTTACCGCCATATAGAATATCGTAACAGATAGCGTCAATGGCATATTTGACATCTCTAGCACATTTTACAGGATCATGATCAGCGTTAGGATATTGTTCTGCAACCCAGGCATTAACTTCTGCTGCTAAGAAATTCTTATTAGACACTATCTGATTCTTAGCTGCAATTCTACTAACTGTAGCATTGCTAGGTTCGGCAAGTACTAGTTCGTTGGCATTTTCTCTGCCGTTTTCAATAATATCTACAACTTCGTTAAAGAAAGCATTATTTCTAGCCACTGCTGCTGTACTAGCAGCAACGTTTGGTAATGCGGCAATGGTTGTTTTTGTTCTTTGTATGGTATCTATGACAAAGAAATCATTGTCTATAGAATTAAATTCTGCTAGACCTAAGAATAAAGCATTGTAATTTGTACCCAATGCTATGTCAAATTTTACTCCGTCAATAAGATATCCAATATCTCTTTCGCATTTAGTAGCGTCAAGGACTTCGTTAGCAATCCATCCAACGATTTCATTTTGTAGGTATGGTTTGTTTAGTGTTAGTAATCTTACTGCCTCAGGATACAGTGTTGTTCCTGCCTGATTCTGCATTACATTGTTGATAATTAAATTTCTAATAAATTCATGACCTTCAACTTCTGCTTGGCCACTGCCGTCAACTTGTAATACACCGTTATCGTAATATTTTTGTATGGTAAAACGTGTCTGTTCATTACCACCGTATCTTAGATCGTGTAGATAAGCATCTAATACGTATCCTAGATCTCGCTGACATTTTTCAGAATTAAAAGTATAATTTTCGTAAGTTGCTGCTTTATAAGCAATAGCAGGCATTGAAGATAGCCCGCTGGCAATAACTGTAGTAGTAACAGCAGACAATGTATCAATACGTGCCGCTGCGGTTGTTTCCGCCGACGGAGCAACTGTGTACATTGCGGCAACTAGTTGAAGGGGAGTGTAGGCCGCACGTGGAAATATATAATCTGTGATTAAATCTCTTATAAATTCGTGGGTCTTAACTTCAGCTTGTCTGTCTCCGTCGACTTGCGGTTCAGTATTAATCCAATATTTTCCAACAACTGATCTAGTATCTTCGTTGCCGCCGTATCGAATATCGTGAATATACGCTGCTAAGACATAACCAATATCTCGTTTACATTTAGCTACGTCATAGGTATATCCTACAAATCCTGTGAAATTTCCTGCTACCTGTGTTGCTATCCAGGCAGTGGCTTCTTCTTTGATAAAATTAACGTTGTTTTCTAATAGGCGTACAGCATTAGGATATAAATTAACGTCAGTGTCAATGTCTATCCTATAATTGAGATAAGCTGTTAACTCTGCTTTGATAAATGGCACGTTGTCATAAAAACTTTGCCATTCGTCTGGATACAAATTGCCAAGAAAACTAATCCCCGGTCTAAATGTATAATTGTCTATTTTTTTCTTTGCCATCTTCTATCCTTAGGCTCCAAATGCCACTGCAAAAGCAACGACAGAGTTGTCTACGTAATCTTTTCGAACAGCGTGTTCGCCTGATGTGGGAGCAGCGTTTATCGAAACATTTTCTATATATGTTACAGTACCTGTAATTGTAGCAGCATCGAATGATATATTAGCACCGTCTGCGACAAATTCTCCGTTGACACCATTATGTTCTACAACATTTAATTGGTAAGTGTCTATTTTTCCAGGTGTAGTTTGGCCAAGATCAACGTTGTCTATAGTTCCTGTTGCCAAACTATTAATGACCACTCGACCGTTGATTATTGATAAACGGTTTACGTTGTTCTTTTTTAAGAATACATCACCGTTAACCGTTAAATTTTGTAAAACTCCAAGAGTTTCTAAACTACTATCTCTAATACTTTCAGTTAGTCGATCGGTATCGATAACTGTTGATCCGCTAATACTTATAGTAGTAGCATTAAGATTTGCTGTTGTTACAGACAATGCCGTTAGGTCGCCTTCCTTGTCTACAAGGAATCCTGGGCTTCTGTAACCAAATTCTGTTCTAAATTGTATTGTCTGTACTGTCATTTTTACCTAGTATTTATTGGTGTTATAATCTACCAACTACAACTTCAATGACTCCGGAGACGCCATCAAAGTCTTCTAATGCTTTACCTATCACAGTGCCAATGCTAGGGTCTAGAGACGGTCTAGCATACCCATCGCCACCGCTGATCAACATATCACCTTTTCTAATGTTGCCCCTAACTTTACAAGGAACACGCCCCTGTAGTGCTATTGCTACTACATTGTCGCCTTTTAAATCAGTGTTCATTAAGTAAGCAGGGTTTGTAGAAACAACTCCGGCTATTCTGCGAGTTGAATCTTGGGCTAGAGTTACTTCTTTGTCTCCGCCAAATTCTAAAACAGTTCCAGGCTCGTAGGCACAATCGGCTAGATATCTTTCAGCCAAGTCCGCCCATCTAGCTGTAGTTGCTGTGACATTTAATGTGCTGGTTGCTACTTCTAACGTTACGCCGGAGCTGGCATATAAACTTTGTCCAGTAATTGGATCTGTTCCTTCAGCAATAACCATAGGATATATGCCGTCAAGAACTTCTGAAACAATAATTTCAGTAGCGGTTCCGCCAGTTCCGCCACCTCCTCCAGAACTTCCTGTATTGGTTATTGTTATCCTATCGCTGGTAGCATTAGTAGTAATAGCTATTCCTGAGCCTGCCACAAAAGTCAGTGTGTCTGATGCCGAATCTGCTCTAATAGTTGACTGTCCTGCTACGCTAACAACACCAAACGCATTAGCTGATGTTCCACCACCTGTTCCACCGCCAGAGCTTGATAGAGTAATACTTCTATTTGAAGCATTAGTGGAAATGGTCATTCCTGAGCCAGCAATTAATGTTAAATTATCATTTAATATTATACTATCAACATCAGCCTCGCCCGATACAGAAATAGTTCCAAACGATTTAAGTTCATTACCGCCCACGGTTGTGCCGTCGGGTAGCTCAATAGCCCCGTTTCCATTATTAGATATTACAGCACCGCCAAGGTCTATACCATTACTAAGATATAGGTCTCTAAATCGCTTTAGAGCAATACCAACATCAAATGTTCCGCTAGAGGTTGGTGTAAGAGTTCTGTCAATAGCAGAAAGATTGGCATTACTACTACCACCGCTGCCGCCATCTGGAATGTCACCGCCACCTCCACCACCGCCTAAGTCTTCTTCGTCAACCAAATATGTTAAAGGGACAGGTCTTTCAAGATCAGTTAAGGTAGCAAAATATTGAGCAAAGTAGATAGCACGTACACCTTCGTAGCCTTCAATAATTGGTGATAATTTTAAACTTAGATAGCTGTCATTAACTGTGGCAGAAATTGTAATTAACGGATCATCTATGGAGGCACGACCGTAGACTGTGTAAGTAGCTTGATCAGGTCTAGCTACTACAAGAATAGACATTGTTTCTTTTTTCTGGGAATCGTATTCTACAGAAATTATATAATTTGCGGCAGCAAAATCGCCCACATACCAACGATCAATTTCGGTGTCTTGAAAGATTTGACGCCAGGGTCCTCTATTATAGAAGTTTACTCCGTTTTTTAGAAACAGAGTATTTTTTACACCAGTGCCAAAGTATTTGGTAAAATCAGTCATAGTTACGCTCGTTGTATGTTATATTTAACTGATTTTTAGAGAAACTAAAAACCCCCTAAAAAGGGGGTTTTGTTAGCTATTAGCAATCTTGATCAGCTTACCGTATTCGGGTAAAAATAGATATTCTATATCACTTTTAACCAATGTTTCAATAGCATCGTCTAGAGTTTCAACTAGCGGATCGCCACCTAGGTTAAAGCTGGTATTAAAAATAATAGGAATTCCTGTTTGATCGTAAAATTCTTTGATAAGATCGTAATAGTGAGGATTTTGTTCACGCTTTACGCTCTGTATTCTACAAGTTCCGTCAACGTGTATGATACTAGGAATCTTTTCAGCTATACCTGGCTTACAATTTACAGCGTACATCATGTGTGGTGTTTCGTCCATGCCACGTAAATCAAACCACTCATGTACATGCTCGTGTATAATACTGCCAGCGAACGGGCGGAAATATTCTCTACGCTTTACAGTGTTAACAAAATCTTTGCCATCTGGAAATGTAGGATCAAATAGCACACTGCGATTACCCAATGCTCTAGGACCGTTTTCTGAACGTCCTTGGAATATTGTAACAATATTCTTTTCCCGCAACAATTTTACTACATCTTTATTAGTAGCATCTACAACTTCTCCGCCAGCATAAGATACTTTATCCAGTATCTCTCTTTCTGCGTAGGTATACTGCGGTCCTAGATATAGTGTGTCTAATTTATGCTTTTCACGACTATCTGCCATAGCATGCCAAAACATTAATCCAGCACCCATGGCTGTTCCGGCATCATTACTGATAGGTTCAACATAGATATTAATACCTTCATCTTTTAACTGTTCAAGATAATGATAATTTGCCACACAATTTAGGCCATATCCACCGCTGATAACAACATTCTTCTTGCCACTGATTTCTACAGCTTTACGGATTAATCTAACTACTTGTTCTTGTGTTTGTGTTTGACACGCATAGGCAAGATCTCTACGACTTTGGAGTTTAGTAGTATCTTCACCTTCTTGCGGCAACTCGTCAAGATAGTCAAATAAAGCACTATTAACTACTGAAGAAGAAGGATAGGCAGGCACGATTAGATTTCGATTAGACAACGGAACCTTCGAAGTAAAATCAAACAACTTAGGAATCTTATCGTTGGGTTTACCGTAGGGAAATAATCCCATGGTTTTTCCTGCTTCGATAGATGAGAACCCACAATATTCGGTGACAGCCTCGTAGGTTTTAACTATACCTGCTCTATCCGAAAGCCATGCTTCATGGAACTCACCTGCTTCTCCAAATTGATCTGAAGGGCATTTGTCCATGTATGTGCCAGCAACAGCTTCGCGAGCACCATAATTTTTATAAAGAGTCTTAAACTGTGAAGGGTATCCGCAGTCAATAATTGACTCTACTTCCCACACCCATAAAGGTTCGTTGCCGTACATTAATTGAATAAATGTACCAGCACCGTCAACAATCAGTGCTACCGCATCATCAAAACCACTGCGATAAAACGCACAGGCAGCGTGAAGCTTGTGATGCATAAAACTTAAATCGACAACCTGAGGATGATTGTGATTGTCTTCTTTGCGACTAATCAATCCTAGCTTACGTGCTAGACCAGTGTAAATATCATCGCCACTGAAATCAATTCTAGCAGCAGTATCTGTTAATTTCTGTGTATGTGCTACAACTAGATAATCTAACTTATCGGTGTATTCTAAAATTTTAACCATTGAAGCTAGCGGGCCGCCATCGTATTTTTGACGGGTTAATCTTTCTTCTTCAATAGAAAAAACAATTTCTCCGTCTTTGAATAAACATACACCAGCATTGTGGCCACGTGCTATGGCTGCGATCCAACCGGAATTAAGTTTAGGTTCTGTCATTTTTTGTGTTTTCCTTGTACGGCTTCTATAATATAATTTTGTATTTCTGGAGTCATAGTCATTATAGGTTCGTGTTTTCTATCAATGCGTTCATCCATGGTAATTCTAATAGGACTATATTCACGGGTTTCTTCTCCCATATCTAAAATTGTAAATGTTTTACAATCTGGGTAAGAAACATTAATAGGATATGTTGACCCAAATAGCACAGTTGAAGGTTTGTCTACACAATAGGCCAAATGCTGTCCTAAGCTGTCACAGCCTAAGAAATGATCTGCGTATTTGATAATTGCTGCCCATTGACGCATAGAAACATTTTCTGGCATGGCGATTTCATCTTTGAATTTTTCATCAGTAAAATCAATTTTAAACTCACTCATTAAAATTACACCAAATTCTTTTTCCTGTAATCTTTTAATTAGAGCTTTTGTATCTTTAAATTCTATGCTTCGACTAGTTGAGTCAACTAACGAATCGTCAACTACTTGTATTCCGCGACCAAAAGGTTGGAATACTACAATTTTACTTTTCTTTAATTGTTTTTTAACATCGCCAATCAGCTTGCGACCTGTTAATAGCTCGTCTTTGCTGAGAATCAATGTAGGCTTAGGCAATGCTCTAATACCTTTTTTATTAATTTCAATATCGAACGCCTGTGCTATAGAACATTTTTGATTATAGTATTCCCATATCCTGTAGGGTTCTGGGCTAACAATATCTCGATCTTTGATCTTTTCTAAGAAAAGATGTTTATGCCATACATCATACGTTCTAGCATCGAGGGTGGGGTGACCTTTAAAAACATCTGTGCCGCCCTCGCAGATGATGATGAAATCCTTGTCTCCGGATTCCTGTTCGTATTTTTCAAATGCGGGTATTGAGCATAACATACGGCCCGCACCACCGTTTAAAAAAAATGCTTTAGAGCGTTGTTCCATTTAAACTCCAAGAAAATAGGTTCTGTCTTACTATGTATCACTACAATAATAACACAGAACCTAGTCTTGGTTCAAGAGTTTTTTTAAATTAAAGTTGGTAAGTTACTTGGGAATGGAATTTTCCAATGATCAACACCGGCGTAAAGTCTTTCCAAATCACGAAGCCATGCTATGTGAGCAGCAAAGGCTGTTCGGTCTTCATCTGTATAATCATTTATTTGTAGACTTTGTTCAATAGCTGTAGCTATATTTCTATAGTTTTCAATAAGACTTTGTTTAGTAACAGCGTGTAATCTATATTCTGGTCCTACAAATTGATTATTGATATATTTTAACGATTGGCCATAAAAACATTGTCCAATTGATCCAGTATTATCATCGTAATGATATGTGTAGTTCCATTCGTTGCCGTCAGCATCGACTAAATCTGTCGAATAATCAGCAACATCGCCAGTTTCATATGTATTCAACAAATAAGCGGCAGGAAACGGATGTTCGTTAGCGTCAATCAAATAAAATGTTGTTGCTGGATCATCATCTACAAGATTATCAAAATCAATCTCTGCCAAAGACTCTCCTCTTCTAGCAATATATTTGATTTCGCCTGTAGCATCAATGACACAGATAGCGAAGTAACGAGGTCCAGTATAGACCGCATTCTGTACCTTGTTTAGAGCCGTGGTGTTTTTGTATGGCTCATCTGGTAATAAAAATGTAAAATTTTTTCTCATAATCTTCCTCTAACACTATTTATGTAAAGAATCTAATTCTAACAGCACCCCATCCGCCGCGACCAGCATGGTCACGAACCCCTGGACATGGGCTTGTTGGGTATCCACCTGTTGCTGGTGGTGCGTAGTGAATACAGCCCTGCATTTCATAACATCCGCATTTTCTATCTGATCTCCAGCAATAGTTCATAGGAATGCCGCCGGTGGGCGATCTACGCAATGCTGAAAACGCATTTACTTCCTGCATTAACGGTTGACCTGACCAGTTTGAATGTCTGTTGTCATCTTCAGCACCAAACGCTGCTACGTTATAAGGTCCGCAACTATAAAATCCTGCCGGAGATGCTGTGTGATATTGAAAACAGCAAGGACACTGTGGTAAGCAACCAAAGAATACTGAACAACTGAAATGACCACAACAGTTTGTGTCACCGCCGTAAGCACAAGCAATCCAAATACCGTTAAAATAATTACAGATAACACCGCAGTTATCGTTAAATGGTCCTGTAAAACAGTGTGATTGGTTAACAAAGCAACAGAACAATGATGTTCCTGTAGAGCACATACCGCGGCCACCTGCTCCGCCCTGGGCACAGATACAACCGTTTTGAGCAGCAGCACACTGAGTCCAACATACTCCAGTAGGATCTGAACAACCACGGAAACACAATGTGGAACTGTTACCACAACTGTTACCAATAGTACCTCTTACAAAATCGGTTGAACTAACACAAATTGTTTTTTTAGAATAAGCACCTGCGTTACCTGGAGTACCTCCACCGCAGCAGCACATCTGTGCTCCGGATCCGCCAGCACCCCATACTTCAATTACTGCTCTACCAGTTGATGGAGGATTCCAACAAAACCCGTTACAAAAGTTTGTATACATGGTACCTGGTGTGAACACATAGATTCTGCCTGTTTCTAGGTTTTCCTCTACGCGACCAGTTGTTCTTGATCTTATTAAATTTTGAAACGATGTAGGCATTATTTTATCTCTTATAAATCTCTTACTGTACCATCTTGTACGAATCGGATACGAATAGCACCATGGCCGCCACGATATGCGTGATCACGCACATCGCCGCATGGAAATGGTGGTAATCCTGGAAACCCTGGCGGAACAAATGGTATACATCCGTTACCGTCATAACATCCGCAAGTTCTACCGCCAGTCCAACATGAGTGAGCACCGTCAACACCGCGACCTGGTTGGCGTCCTGCTACGTTTAACCCATATAAGAAACCATTTAGTGCCATTCCGCTCCAGCTAGAGTGGCCGCTATCGCCCTCATTAGTGTAGGTAATTTCCGCACCGCAATCGCTGTAATATCCCGGTGGCGTTGCTACGTGGAAAAATGTAGAACATGGACAGCTTGGTGTACATCCAAAGAAAGTAGCACGGCTAAAACCGCCTCTTGCGTTAACATCGCCACCAAACGCATCAGCACAACATGATGCTGTACCTGTTCCGTAGTTACAGATAATTCCACAGTTGGCATTAAATGGACCAGTTCCGCAGAATCCGCCAGCTTGGAAACAGCACCACATTGATGTTCCTGTAGAACAGAAAGTAGTACCTCCGCGGCCACCTTGAGCACACATACATCCGTTAGTTGTTGTAGAACGCCAGCATACACCTGTGGGTTCTGAGCAACCTCGGAAACATAAATCGTTTGAATTGCCGCAGCTAAATCCAATAGTTCCTGTAATTAAGCAGCCAGAAGCTACACAGATAGTTTTCTTAGAGTAAGCTCCAGGATTACCTGGAATACCGCCACCGCAGCAGCACATCTTAGCACCACTACCGCCAGCACCCCAAATTTCAACTGTAGCAAGTCCGCTAGCAGGAGCAATCCAACAAACTTCGCCGCACATCTTTGTTCGGACATTACCATGAGTGTATGCCCAAATTCGACCTTGTTCGAGATTTTCTTCTTCGAATGCGATAAACGGTAATTTTGCCTGAACAAGACCTTTAAATGATGTTGGCATCTTATTGTCCCTCTATAAATCTAATACGGATAGCACCGTGGCCGCCGCGACGACCGTGGTCGCGAACTTCAGGACATGGATTAGGAGGAGTTCCAGGATAACCTGGACCTACACCTGTGTAGCATCCTTCGTTGTCATAACAGCCGCAGCCGCCGCCAAATCCCCAACAGTACGACCAGGGGATGCCGTGTGTTGGTTGTCTTGACTGTGCGTTTAATGCTGATTGATGTTGATGGGCACCTTGGCCCGACCAGTTTGAGAATTCGTTGCTGTTTTCTGTACCAAATACTACAACTCCGCCGCATTTAGAAACATATCCCGGTGGTGTTGCTACGTGGTAGGTAAAAGAACAGATGCATGGGCCTTGACAGCCTAAAAATGCTGTACAGCTAAATCCGCCGCAACGGTTAACGTCGCCGCCGTAACCACAGGCAATCCAAATTCCACCAAAGTAATTACAGATCGTTCCGCAGTTATCGTTGTATGGGCCTCGAGAACAATATCCGTTAGCAGCAAAACAGCAATATAATGATGTTCCTGTAGTACAGAAACTTCTACCGCCTGCTCCACCCTGGGCACATAAGCAGCCCGACGCCCCGCAGTTTCCTGTCCATGTTACACCAGTTGCGTCTGAGCAACCTCGGAAACAGATAGCATCTGCGTTACCGCAGCTAAATCCCACTGCTCCGCAGACATAACAGCCCGATTCTACTCGGATAGCTTTCTTTGAATAAGCACCTGCGTTGCCAGGAAGTCCTCCTCCGCAGCAGCACATACGAGCACCACTACCGCCAGCACCCCAAATTTCTATAACTGCTGTACCTCTAGCAGGGGCTTTCCAACAAATTTGATAGTTGGTATAGTTGTTGCCCGGTGTATATAGCCAGATTCTGCCACGCTCGAGATGTTCCTCGGTAGCGTAGATACCATCGCCTTTGATCTGAACTAAATTCCTAAATGATGTTGGCATGTTTCTTCCTGTTTTTATTCATCAAGCAGATGCTACTACCCACCCGTATGTTGAGCCTGTATAAACCAAAGTAATGATCGATCCATTAACGTCGATGGTTAAATCGTCGTTGATGTTTTGAATTTTAGCACCATTTCTACCAACTGTAATGTTGTTAGTTGCTGCTACACCGCCAATATCGATAATCTGTATCGTATCGTTGAGTAGTAACGTAGAAACGTTTGGTAGTGTGATTGTAAAAGCACCACCCGCACTAGACGCTAAAATGCGATCATTGACTGAAGCGTTAAAGGCTGCAGAAACTTCACGAATAACGTTATTCGCTGTGCCTGTTGTTGTAATATATCTTCCCATGTAAATCCCCTGTCAATGTATATTTATGCTGTTGGTGTTTCTATGCCGAACGCTACTGCACTAACGTTAGCACCGCTGGAATAGACTACTAAAAGTCTACCTGCGTCCATAACAATACCTGTGCGTTCTAGAACACCCTTGCCCAAAACTTCTGTGTCAAATTCAATCCATTCTGCTGCTACGGGCGTTGCAGCAGCGGATACAGCTACTCTTACAGCAACCGCTTGGTTGCCTCTGTTACAGATTGACAAGGTAACCACCGAAAATGTGTCCGACGGAACTGTGTATACTGTTGTATTTGTAGCTGCTGCTATATCGTTAGCACCTAATCTACCTGTTGCCATTTAAAATCTCCATTAACTATGTAAAAATAAGTTCATAGCCACCGGTACTCCATTAATACCACCAATGAAATTCATCGGAGCAAGCACGTTAATGCGGCCGCCTGTGGTGGTTGTAATGTAGTCATTAGCTACAAATATCTGACCTGCTGTGAGAGTATTTACGTTCAGGGTACTGGAACCTGAACCAATTTGTGAAGCAATATAAGCCTTAACTGCTCTCTGAGTAGGTATAACTGAATCTGAATCCTGTGTAAAGAACGGATCTGTACTGAATTCAGTGATTGTAGCACCCCCTGTGCCCAATTCTACCGAGCCCAAGCTGAGCTCTTGTAGTCCTGCAATGTTAAACGCATCTGCGTTTAGTGTAGCAGTACCTGTACTTTGTTCGACTGTGAATAATCCACCAACTCGGAAGTTACCGTCCTGGTCTGTTGATGTGTAGAACACACGACCACCATTGCTTTCCACAGTTTCATTGGTTGGAATTGGATCAATCAGTGGCAATCCTGGATAATTTGTACTGGTGAAATTACCAGTACCAATATCTAAGAAGTCATGGCCTGTTAGTCGAACCTGTGAATAACGTATCCTAATTTCAAAAGGATCTTCGTGTGGCACAGCTTCGGGTATTTCAATAGGTGGGCTTACCTGTAATCTAGCTGTATAAGGCCCGGTTCCTAGTAGTTGTGTAACAGTGACTAATTTATAGAACTGTCCAGGTAAACTGTTAAATTCAACGTTTGATCCTGGTACCGGTATAGAATATAATCCCTTAACGTCAACATAGCTGCCATTTTGGAATATATCAGCATAACCATCTCCAACTACCGAACCTGTAGCCACTTCCCAATCAGCACCCCTAGTGATAAATGTAGGATTCGCTAGTACACCGTTGCCTACTCGCACTGTATGTGGTGCTTCGTAGGTATTATTAGGATCTGTGACAGTTAACGCAGGCGGAGTTACTGAACTATAACCGCTACCTGGTTCTATTACTCTAAATTCCACAATCTTAGTATCAGCAACTCTAGCACGTACATAAGCTCTTGTTCCGGTTACCAATGCTGCCGGACCTGCTACTGTTGACTGCGGAATAATCCATAATGGAGATCCGTTTGGATTGCCAAATATTGGTCTTCCTGTAGTAGTATAAGCAGCAGTACCCTGTGTCCAAGTACGGCCATCCTGTGATTTCCAATGTGCTGTAGAAGAAGCAGATCCTGTTGCTACAAAGGTACCTTGCCCGTATCCTACTTTACCAACAGTGATAGTGTTTAATACTCCGGTCCAACTAGTTCCATCGTTGCTAACAGCAATATTAGATCCTGTAGAACTCACAGCCACAAACACATTATTTCCATACGCAATACTGCTCCAGTCGGCGAGCCCTGTAAGAGCAGCCGAAGTCCATGTAATACCGTCTAAACTATATGCCGAGGTTACTGATCCAGGAGCACCTGCCGTAGAAACAGCAAAGAATCTGCCTTTACCGTAGGTAATGCTTGGCCAATTTGTACGTGTAGGTAAATTATTAGCACCGTTAGCCCAAGTTGTACCATTAGTAGATACTAGTGGAGTGGCAGAATCCGCTCTAACAGCAACAAAACGACCTCCACCAAACGCTACAGATGTTACATCACTAATTTGCGGTATAGTTGCTGAGTTCCAAGTTACTCCGCCGTCTGTACTATAAGCTGCTCCTGTGGCAGCATTTCCTAATGCTACAACGTAGGAAACTCCGCCAATATCCCCACTGGCTATCGCTGTCCATATGTTGATTGATGGTAGAGTAGATGTTTGCCAAGTTGTACCATTGGTTGAATAATATGCTGTGTTAGTTGATACTCCGCCATTCGCCAGTAGTATTACAAAATTACCACCCCTGCCTTTGCCTTCATAGGAAAATGTTAATATTTCTCCGACTACTAACCCTGGAGTTGAATCTACGGTTTCGATACGTATTCTAAGATCATTGGCAGGTGTTGTTCCTCCTAATGAGGTGCCTAAGATGGTCAACAAATTATTATTAACATAATTTTGTCCGGCTTGATTTAAAGTAACAGTATATGTTTCACCATTTCTAGTTATATTAAATGTAGCACCGGTTCCAGCACCGCCTGAAGCAGACACATTGGTAAATGTTTGTCTTACATTGGCATAAACAGCATCTGATTGACCAACTACTGAGCCTCCTGAGACGCTAGGAGAACTTTCGGTAGGTGCTGCTACTGTTACTCTTGGTTCAATGATGTATAATGATGAGGGATCTGGTGCTACAATAGCTGTACCTGGCACAACATGATCCCATCCACTAGTGCCAGTTGACTCTCTATAAACTCCTGCTAGTTTAGAACCAGCATTGTAGGTGTTGATATAACCATATTGACCTACACCAGTTCCGGATTGGATATAAATTCTCATACCAATATAAGCTGAACTGGTTTGATCGTCAGTGGCTGCTAGGGTAATTGAACTAGTTGTTCCACTTTGAGCAACGTTTTCTGAACTTAGATAATCAAGGCCGCCAAATTGTCCTGAACTGTCGTCATTGTCTAACAATCTAACTTCAAAAATACCGCCATCTCTAGTCTCATTACCAACAGTAGTAAATGATGTTCCTGGTCCGTTAAATGTAAACGTGCCTGAGGTATAATCAATACCAGCATTTTGATATTCAACACGTAGTACCTGTTGACCGTTGGTTAATACTTTTGTGATCAGTGCTTCTTCGTATCGGTTATTAACTATACCTGTGATTGCTGTTTCTGTAGCATCAACCCCTTCTGCTACACAACCGTATGTTCCGTATGAGCTGTTACCGTTAGTAGCACGTATCTTACCACCGTCTTCTGCTAGATACCCAATATGTCCGTAATATCCAAACACAGATACAAGTTCTGTTCTACCTAGATTGGTACACCATACACCAATACCGTCTGAAATTACTTGTGTAAAATCGTTACTGACGATAGATTTATTACCGCCGTTGTGTAGATCTCCATCGATCTTACATCCCACACAGGCTGTACCAAATGTTGTTACGTTTTGTACATAACAAGATCTTGTGGTAATCCATACTCGTTGGTCATTAGGGCCCCAGCCTGGATCAAGACTTACGTAAGCACCGGCTGTTGGTCTATAAGTTCCATATGCGTTAGGTCCAACTAATGTTCCTGTTAATCCCTGTACAGTCATATTTCTAACACCTGTACTGTTTCTAACCAAGAACATGTTTTCTGTTATAGAACCAGTCACGCCATTAACATACCATTCTGCTGATGTTAAAGTTCTATAATTACCAGTGTAGACTAAATCAAACTTGATAGCATCGATGTATTCGCCAACATCTCTAGCACAGGCAGCAAGACTGTAAGTGTAAGATGGGTAAGTTAACGCAATGTACGCATGAACTTCAGCAATAATAAATTGTCTATTCAATTCTAGTTGACGCACCGCCGCATACACATTATAACTTGATGCTGCAGCATTTGAGCCAGCCATTGTAGGAGCACTACCTACTGCGTTTAGATAAAAATCAACATGATCATAGGCATTTTGAACTAGTGTTTCAACTAGCGTGCCTTCTGTAGCAGTTGCGAAAGGCTTAGTTTGACTCTGTGTTTCAGTATTTGGATTTGTACCAGTTGTTGTTTTTGTTACAGTTGTACCTTCTACAATATCAGCAATAATAGCTTTAATTCGTGTAAGAGCATCTAAACTCTTAGGAACATCAGTAGCATCAATCTGACTAGCAGCAGGTCTAATGTTAGTAGAACGTAGTTCGTCGCCTACTACCGCAGTGTCTACAGGAACAATAATAGGTAGCGTTTCATAGAATACACCAGTCTTAACTAGTATAGTTCTTTGAGGTTTGACTTCTGCTCCCACACTTCCTAATGTACCGCTAGAAATTGCTGTAGTAATTAGTGTTTTTAGATTAGCGATTTCTGTAAATGAAGAATCTTCAGCTACATAATCAGTGTCAATAATCTGTAAAATTCTATCATTAACAGGAACACTGTTAGTAACTTGATAATTTGTTCCAGGTGCTGTGTTGAGTAATACACAGGTGTTAACTAAAGTATTGACAGCATAGTTTATGGCTGCTACTGTTTCTTCTTTTTGTCCTAGGCCGTAGAAAGTTGAAGCATTTGTAACATATTCAACCGCAGCCTGTCTAGATCTTACGTTTCCGCCGTGACGGATATCCCATAACAATGCGTCAATGATTAAACCTACATCACGCTCGCACTTGGTTGTATCATAAGAAAAACTAGATACAAACGGTGAAATGTTGTTTGTGATTTGATAGTTAATCCACTGTACAGTTTCCCTCTGTACAAACTGTCTATTAATTTCTAATATAAAAGCAGCTTCAGGATTTCGTGTCCCTTTTTCAATTTGATCAGCTGCGTATCTTACAGTTCTCCATGGTTTATCTAGTGTGATACCGTATGTCGGTGCCACTTCATCAGTTCCGTCAAGACTTACATAATACAACTGATCAACTTCGCCCCAATATTTCCACTCGGGTGCTGCGGCACTATTGACAACTAGAACTTGTCCATCTGAACCAATAGGTAATCTAGTTGGTCCAGCACCGCCGTAATAAACAAGATCGCCCTGTGTAGTTAATACCGACGATTCTTGACCGTTGGCTAATAGATTCCAGTATGTTCCTGAAATGTCTACGTCTGGTCTGTTTGTTGCTGTAGCAGATGTGTGTGCTAATACACAGATATAACTGTTAGGTCCATAACGAACAGCATCACCTAGTACGTAACCATAACCGTTAGCCCATGTTCCTAACCAACGAATGCCCGGATTTAATTGTTCCCAATAGGTTAGATTAGGTGGTTTCTGATTGTTATTATCTTCTATAGCAACATAGGTGTAACCGCTGAGTCTTACTACGTCTCCAACTTTATAGTTGGTAGAACCTGACCAGTCCTGTTGAAATTTAAATGCTGTGGTAAACAGATCCCAATTCTGAGCACCTGTGACTGCCTCTGTTGGTTTGATATTACTATGGTTAGTGACTGCTACATACGCATATCCACCATAGGTAACAATGTCACCAGGCTGATAAACACTTGACGAATTCCAACTGTTTTCAAATTGTAATCCTTCTAGGAATTGTGCCCAGTAACCCGAATCTTCATCTTGTTCAAATGTTCTTGATACACTAGAAGTATGTTTTTGTAAACAGATGTAGACACCGTTACCAGTCTTAACAAGATCGTTTACTTTATAATTTTGATCTACAGGATCCCACGCACCTAAGTATTCAACACCTTGGTTGAAATAATCCCACTTGCTTTGATCTGCTTCAAGACCCAGTGTAAAGGTTGCTGCGGCAGGGTGTCCTTCATTACATACATACGTAGTTCCGCCAAAAGAAACTACATCATTAATTTTATATCGAGTTGACGGAGCCCAAGGACCTTTCCAGTCAAACGCTTCTGAGAACTGATCCCATTTATTAATATCTGCCTTTTGACCTGCGGTTAGTCTATCTAAACCTTCAAGTCCCATTGCGGCAGTTGGAGCAGATATGTGGCCTAGATTACAGAGATATGTGTTGCCGCCGTACTTGACAATATCGTTAAGTCTATATCTGGTGTCAGTGGTCCAGTCACCTCGCCATTCAAATCCCTCAGCAAACTGATCCCATTTAGACTGTGTACTATCGCCCAAGTCAAGGTCTACTTCAAGGCCATCGCTGGCGTTAGCAGCAGATGTATGACCTACCAAACAGATGTATAGCTGTCCGCCGTATTTGACTATGTCGTTGACAAAGTATTCTGTGTCGACCGTCCAGTCACCTCTCCATGCTTGTCCATCGCTGGCTTGATTCCAACGTGCTGGGAAGTTATCCGCATCTACATAGAAATTTGAATCAGCTGTATGCCCAATTACGCAGATGTAAACTTTACCGTTTACTCGAACTACGTCATCTTTAAGGTAAGAGGTACCCGCAGCCCATTCGCCTTTCCATATAAATCTAATTCTACCTAATTTAAACTCTGCCATCGATTACTCCGATCTTCGATACCATATTTATCTAATATGTTTTTAACCTAAATCCCTACCAACTTCTTGCCCGTCTAAGTTGCTGTTAAAAGCGTCTGAAAACATGCTCATAGCCAGCATCATACCCGAAGCCCCTTTTCTCATATTCATATTTCTTGGTAGATTTACGTAGGTATTTGTAGTACTACCAATATTATTTGGTCCACCTATTCTAACAGTACCAGCAATTAATGTACCTGTAGCTGCTTCTGAACCTCCACCAGAAATACGTCTTTCAATATAGGCTTTAATAGCCCTTTGTGTAGGAACAACATTATTTGAATCAGCAGCAAATGTAACATCTGTTGAAAATTCACGTATAACTACGCCCGTACCACCTACACGAATCCCGCCTAATCTTAGTTCTGACAGTCCGCCTAAGTCAAAATAGTCAGCACTAATTGTAACTACACCAGTGGCTTGCTCAACAGCAAACAGCTCTCCAACTCGGAAGTTACCGTCCTGGTCTGTTGATGTGTAGAACACACGACCACCGCCCCTGTAATAAACTTCATTTTCGGGTGCTAGATTTATAAGATTAGTAGTGGGATAATTTGTTTGGGTAAAATTACCTGTTCCTATCTCTAAGAAATCGTGACCTGTTAGTCGAACCTGACTGTATTTTTCACGTATTTCTACTGGTGAATCATGTACAGGTGTTGTAGTTCTGTTGAAATCTGGACCTACCCTAATTGCTAATCTGTAGTTACCAAATGAACCACTTAATACCTGTACTGTTAATACTCTATAGACTCTGTTATCTGTACCATCAGATGCTACCGCAGCATCATTGTCAGCTAACACTAGATATTTGTTTAATCCTGCTACCGCGGCACTTGGATTAGTTAATGGATATTCTCTTTCTAACCACGATAATCCCAATCTAGAAGAATAAGCTGTTGAACCGGTTCCAGAAAATAGAACAAACTTTCTATTAGCAAATATTATATGAGCCCAGTCGTCAGTAGATGGAGCTGCTGCGGCATCCCAAGTATTGCCATCGTCTTCTGACAACGCTATTTGATTACTGTTTCTAGCAATTAATATTATATGATTATTACCGTAGGCAAGATCTGACCATTCTGCTGTGCCGGTTATAGTTCTTAGCAACCAGGTTTGACCGTCTACGGAAATAGCTACCTTATCATTGTTTGTAGAAATTGCTATAAAATTGTTAGCACCGTGTTTAACTTTGATCCATTGAGCACTAACTGGTAACGATGCTGTTTGCCATGTTACTCCGTCATCGTCGGAATACAACGTACTGGTTGAACCGTTGGAAATAACTACCCATTTTCCATTTAGATAATCAACTGATGACCAATTAGCATTAGGTACTGTTATTGTAGTCCAGCTAATTCCGTTGGTGCTTCTTGCGAATACTGTGCCATAAGCTACTGCTATGTACACACCGTTACCAAATTTTATGTCACGCCAGTCTCTTTGTTGAGAAATTGTAGTGCTAGTCCACCCTTCTCCGTTAGCTGAATATACTATTTGAGCTAATCCTTCGCTTTGGTAAGTAATTCCTACAAATTTATCAGTACCAGCAGTAACTCCGGCCCATGGTCCCGACACCGGCAGTACTGATGGTAGCCAATTAATGGTATTAATTTCAAAGTTAGCACCAGTTCTAACTATTCTTGGCATGCCATCAACAATTATATTGCCACCTAATTCGTAAACATCAGCGTATCCGTCGCCGGATACTGTTACTCTGGTTGTTGATGTCTTGTATCCAACACCTCGGTTAAGGAATGTAGGGTTAGCTAATACTCCATTTCCTATCCTAAATTCGTATTCAGGATTTGATGTTGATACAGGATCGCTAAGAGTAAACACCGGTTGAGCATTATAACCGCTACCGGGTTCCCATATTTTTATTGACTGTATTCTTCCGCCTGTTATAACAGGTCTGCCTCTAAATGTTGCCCCATATTGAAATGTGTCAACAGTCCCAGAATCTTCGGATAGTAGTACCCATCTTCCTCTATCAGCAGTGTCTGGGACAAATGCTAGGGCATGTCTATTAAGACTGCCGCTGTCTAATTGTTTTAATTCCCAAGAAAATCCTCCGCTATCAGATACTGCCGCATACTGTGTAGAGGAAGAACTGATCGCAACAAATAATCCTTGATCGTAGCTGATTCTACGCCATGCTGTGTCAAACGGCAACACTGATAGATACCAAGTAAGCCCATCAAAGCTGTAAGCTACCGCATTGCTATTTGAGGATATTGCTACAAAGCGATTGTTTCCATAGCACATATCAGTCCACTGCGGTTGTGTTGAATCGCCAAACGCAGGGATATCTGAACCTGCCGTCCATGTTACTCCCGAATCGGTGCTAACTGCTGTTTTACCATTAGTTGAAATTATAACAAATTTGTTTTTACCATGAGCTACAGCTCTCCACGGTGCTGATGTTGGTGTCGAGCTTAATGTCCATGAAGATGTATTTACTATTACCGATGTTGTTAAGGTTGGTGCGGTAGCTACAAACGTTCCGTTACCGCCTGCAATATTAGTACAATTAGAAAATCCAAGAGCAGTACCCACATCGGCTACACTAAAGGTAAATGATCCAGAGATCCATGTTGCTACCATAGCCACTGAGGTATAAAGTTGAGCATTGTTAGCAGAACTAGCTACAGATAGATTAGTTTCGTCATTGCCTATATAGATAGCTCCTACACTACCGTCTGCTGGTCTTCCTGCGGCAACAAACCTATCTATCTCTTTGATATAAATTGCGTCTAAGAAATATCTTCGATCGTAGGGAGAAGAATCAGCGGAGTATGCCGGCGGTGCTGTAATAACACGTGGTTCAATCCTATAAACTGATGTAGTATCTAATAATGCCGGTAAAGGGTACCCAGGAATAACGTGAGTCCATCCTAGAGCACCATCATACTCATTATATACATCTATTCTTTTTGTAACTATATCGTAAGAACCAATTGTTCCATATTGACCTGTACCGGTTCCGCTGGTGATAATTATTCTAGCACCAATATAATCAGCTGAGAATCTTTCGTCGTTTGAGGCAATAGTAATACCGGTAGTATCGCCGCCTTGAGCATTGTTACCGGTAGACTGGAATCCGCCACCGCCTAAAAATCCCCCTTCTTCAGGATCTAGTAATCTCCACTCGAATATTCCACCATCTCTAAACTCGTCTACAATCACAGACGCCCCAGCACCCGATCCTAAGAAACTCATTGTTGCTGAAGTGTAATGTTCGCCCGCATTGCTGAACTCTAAATTTAAAATTTCGTCGTTGGCTTCTCCGGAGAATGCTGAGACTACTATTGCTTCGCCTGTTCGGTTATTAACAGAACCTTCTGCTGGGGTTTCTGTTTCGTCTACACCTTCTGCTACACAGCCGTATGTTCCGTATGAGCTGTTACCATTGGTAGCACGTATTTTGCCCCCGTTTTCCGCTAGGTATCCCATGTGTCCATAGTACGAGAACACAGAAACTAATTCAGATAAACCGTTATTGGTAACCCATGCTCCAATACCGTCTGATAAGATCTGCGTAAAATCGTTAGCAACGATAGATTTGTTACCGCCTCCATGTAATGCTCCATCTACTTTTAATCCGGTACATCCGTTGCCAAATGTAGTTACGTTTTGAACATAGCAGGATTTTGTGGTAATCCATACAGAGCTGTCAGCGGTTCCAGATCCTGGATCCAAACTAACATAAGCACCAGCAGTTGGTCTTCTGGTACCATACTGATTGATACTGCTGAGAGTTCCGTTGAGACCTCGTAACGTCATATTTCTAATGCCCGATCCATTGTTTACGTAGAACATGTCTGACAATCTATAGTCTAAAGGATCAGGATATGGATCACCATCAACATCGTATGAAATATTATTAGGATCGTATAGCGGTTCTATGATTGTGCTTCTAAGTTCTTCTCCAACAATAGCAACATCTCTAGGAACTTTAATTGGTAAAATTTCTGAATAGACGCCCGATTTGACAAAAATTGTAGCTGGGCCCACGGCAAAATTACAGGCATATCTCACAGTTCTAAAAGCACTGTTTAAACTAGTACCATTGTCTGGAAGGTCAGCACCTTCTCTGCTAACATAATAAACTTTTTGTATCTGACCAAATGTTTCCCAAGAAGGAGCATTGTCAACTACTTTTAGAGTTTGTCCTGCAACTCCTATAGGCAGTCTTGACTGACCTATAGTACTGCCGTCTTCGGTTTCGTCATATACTTTAATGTCGCCTTGATATCTTAAACTGTTAGTAGGCTCACCTCTAATCAATAAAGCCCATAGATTACTATCATAGTCGTTGTCAGGACGCTGATTAATATTTGAGGCTAAATGTTTTACTAGACATCTGTAAGTGTTATCCTCAAATACAACAATATCACCAATGGCATAAGTTTCATCAATTTCCCATTCTTTTCTATATTTTTCTCCAGGAATTACTAATTCCCAAGCAATTGCGTCGATATTAGGATCTGTTATGTTGTCATCAATAGCAGCATAGAATTGTCCGTTACGTCTAACCACTTCGCCTACAAAATAAGCTGTATTATTAATCCATTCTCCCGCTACTCTAAAACCAATGTTTAACAGTTTCCAGAATGCTATAGAGCTGTCATCGTTTTGTGCTGCTGAAGTAGCAGGATTTTGCCCAGTGTTATTATTAAGGGCTTCGTATGAATATCCGCCATATCTAACAACGTCGCCGCGTTGATATACAGTATTAGAATCCCAATCATTTTCAAATTCAAAACCGGGAATATATACCTGCCACTTGGTTAAATCAAATTCGTCAGTGCTGGTATGATAATCCACACAGATCCATACATTTCCGCCAAACTTAACCACATCGTTGAGTTTATATCTAACGCCAGGGGTCACTGGGTCTACTATAGCAGGCACCCAATTGCCTTTGTATTCTATGTTTTTATAAACAATTTCCCAGTCTGCTTGATTAGATTCTAGTCCGTCTGCTGCTGTTAACGCAGATGTGTGACCGTCTATACATCTATAAACTATACCGCCGTATTTGACAATGTCATTTTTTCTATAGCGTCGATTAGTAGTCCACGCCTGTCTCCACTGTTGTGCTGGATTAACTATTTCCCAATTGGCAAAATTGCCTTCAAGACCTGTGGTTATATCGCTGGAAATATTTCTAGCTGTACATCTATATACAATGCCGTTATATTTTACAACGTCTCTTACAGAATAAGTAGTTGACGGTTGCCAATCTCCTTTCCAATCATCTGATCTAGCATAAGATACCCAATGACTTTGATCGCCTTCTAGTCCAATAGCTGCTGTGTTAGATGTGTGTGAGCTAATACAGACATAAGAAATACTTTTATATTTGACAATATCGCCCACGTTATAGGTTGTAAATGGTGTCCAATCTCCACGCCATTCGTATCCGTCAAACATTAATTCCCAACGCGGTTCGTTGGAGGCAGGAATAGTTTCTTGATTTATAAAATTTAAATCAACATAAAAACTTTGAGTAGATGATGTATGTCTTTTGATACAAACGTAACTCTTACCACCAAATCTAACAACATCGTCAACGATGTAATTTAAACTTGGTTGCCAGTCACCTTTCCAGGTAAACTTTAATCTACTGATCTTATATTCTGCCATAATTTATCTCTTAAATTCCTGTAGGATACTGGTACTCTTCACTGATCCTTACTACTAGTTGTCCGTCATCGTCGATATAATAAAACAAATTTCTGTTGTCCCATCGATATTGTTGATAGGTAAGATTTCTATATACTATGTCGTGGTTTACATCAATGCCTTCAAAGAAATCTGTACCTACTTCAAAGTCATTATAGTTGTCTTCTGGTATACCGGGATGATTAATTTCAATAACATCGTCGGCATCTAACTGGTCTAGTCTTCCTAGATATAACTCTCCATCTGCGGTTCTTCGTAGACCATAGAAAAATCTAGGAACACCTACCCCTAAAATTCCTTCTACGTTAAAATCACCTATATAATATGTCATCTCTATTTCCTTATACGATCTCAACGTAGCTTACAATTACATCTGCGGCATTTTCTCTGTCTGCGGACGCTGCTAAAAGATTATTTTCAGCCATTACTAGTTTTTCACCGCCATTAATCACTCGTAAACTTTGATTAGCTGGTATAGTAACGTCTTTGATAAAATATCCTGTAGTTGATGTGTTGTCGGTTAGAGTGATGCTGACTTTAATAACAGCACTGGTTAAGTTAGTTACACTTAGACCAATTACTGTAACTCGACTAGCCGCAGTGGTTTCTACCATATGCGTAGATAAGGTACTTAAATCTTTAATTACTTTGTTTCTAAAAAACGTTGCCATTCAATTGATCATCCAAAAATTAATGCTGTAGTAATAGCTAAACCTTCTGCTTCTGAATAAGTTATTCCTGTACCGCTACTGCCTGCTGCCGAAACCCATGTTACTCCGTCATATACTTCTACACGCTGGTCTGTGGTGTTATAACGCATCATTCCAGTTTCAAATAACACTCCCCGTTCTATGTCCGATCCCCTAGGAAGGACAAACCCGTTAGTACCGTTAATTTTAAAATATCCGGTACCTGTTTGATTAAACGAAGTTATAGCATCATTCTGTGTGTTTGTAATAGTGTTATTTCTAATAGCAAAAACACCAATGACTGTGCTACCAGTACCATTAGGAGCTAATATTAAGTTCCCGTCTGTATTGGTAGTAGAAATCGTATTACCTGTGATATTTATATTACCTATATCTACGTTACTTGTAGAAAATTGGGTAGCATTTAAGGTAGCACGATTAAGCCCGTTGATATAAAAGCTGATTACATTATCGTTAGCACCGGGTGTAGTTTCGGGGGTGATATATGTGTTTTCATCTAAATCATATACACCGTCTAATCTACGCCAATTTGTGCCATCAAAACCTTCGTAATAATTGTCGTCGGTATTATATCTGATATAACCCGCTTGTCCGGTAGGCCGTTGTGCCTCAGTTCCTCTAGGCAATCTCACTGCCTGTGTACCTTGGAAATCTACTATACCGGTACCATTTGGTGCTATTATTAAATTAGTATCGGTTAGTGTAGATATCTGATTTTGATTTACTATAACTGATTCTAATTCTATACCGCCGGTGCCGTTAGCTCTTAATTCTAAGTTGGTATTTGACGTATTTGTAGTAATCAAATTACCGCTGATTGTAATTGAACCTAAATTAATTATTGGTGCTGTTACCGAGCCTGATGCTACGATATCAGTAGTAGTAATATCTCCTGATACTGTTAGATTCTGTGCGATTTCAACGTTGTTAAACGGCACAATAATAATTCCGCCACCTGTAGCTTGGAATGTAAGGTCGCTACCAGGAGTAGTAGTTCTAATCACATTTCCTTCTACACGTATATTACTAAACTGAGCTGTTCCAGTAATATTCATGTTTCCGGTTAAATTATAAGCTCCGGTTTGATTTACTGTACCGGTATGATTAGCTACACCATTGTGAGTCAATGTGCCGGTAATTTGTGTATTGTTTAATTGTACATCTGTTGTAACTACCAACCCGCCATTAACAATTAGGTCGGTGTTGTCTATAACCACACTGCCTGTACCGTTGGCACGTAATTCTAGATCTGAATTAGAAAGCGTAGTGGTAATTCTGTTACCGCGTACTACTATGTCACCTGTATCTATTTCATTAGACTGTAAAGATCCAAATGTACCAACAACATTATTGGCATATAATGTACCGTTAACAAAAAGATCGTTTTCTATTAATACATCATTTTCTGGAACATAGATTATACCCGAGCCCGGAGCATCTAATACTAGATTAAATCCGTTGGCAGATGAAATCTGATTACCGTTAATACGTATATCGGCTATTTCTGTTAGCCCGCTAACATCTAAATTGCCGTTGAGTGTATAGTCGCCGGTTTGTGTAGTGTTTCCAGTATGATTGGTATTACCTATTTGTGTTAGTGTACCTGTTACATCTGTGTTTTGTAAATCTGTAATTCCAGAAACAGTTATATCATTTTGTATTAACACGTCAGCATCAGGAACAACCACATTGCCTGTACCATTAGCACGTAATTCTAAATCCGAGTTTGACAGTGTAGTAGTTATAAAATTGTTCTGTATGCGAACATCGCTGGTCTGTACTATTTCTGTTTGTAAAATGGTTAGAGATAAGTTTTCAACAGTCAACGTACCATTAACTGTTAGATCTTGACCAACAGTAACATCGTTAGATGGAACAGAAATTATTCCTGAACCGCTAGCAAATAATTCTAAATTGCTGTTTGAATCTGTTGTGTATAGTTGATTACCATCAATACGGATATCTTCAAATTGAGCATAGCTGGTAACTGTGAGATTTCCTGTTAGTGTGTAATCTCCAGTGTGTGTAGTTGTGCCCGTTTGATTTAAATCACCTGTGTGATTTATAACACCTGTAACATCTGTGGTGCCTAATAGCGTAGTAACTCCGGTCACTGTTAGGTCTTGATTTACATAAAGATCGCTGGTTACAGATACAATACCTGTGCCGTTGGCTCTTAGTTCTAGATCACTATTTGAATCAGTGGTTGATATTACATTATTTTCTATTAAAATATTACCGTTGGTATACCTATCGGCAGTTATATCTGTAGCAACATTTAATGTATTAGAAGAAATATCTCCAACTACAACCAAGTCCCCAGTAACTTCAAGGTCAGTACCATCTACAATTACTTTACCAGTACCTGCTGCTCTAAGTTCTAGATCACTGTTTGATATGGTAGTTGTTATGAAATTGTCATCTATCAAAACATTTTCAAACTGAGCAGCATTTCCTACTGAAATATTTCCTGTTACGGATAAATCTCCAGTTTGTGTATAGTTGCCAACTTGTATAATGTTGCCGTTTACAGTTAAAGTACCTGTGATATTTGTAACGGTTAAATTAGTATTTCCTATAACTTCTAGGTCTTCGTCAATTTGTACGTCACTCGCTGATACGTATATCTTTCCGGTGCCGTTTGACCTAAGCTCTAAATCTGAATTTGATAATGTTGTTGTAATCGTGTTGCTGTTGATTACAATATTTTCATTTCTAATTGTAGTTGAAGTAACTGTGCCAGTATTGTTTATATTCACACCAGTAATTTGACCGTCGACTGTTAGATCTTGATCAATCTGTACATCGTTTGATGGAACATAAATCTTTCCTGTGCCTGCTGCTTCAAGTTGGAGGTCTTGATTGCTATTTTTTGTACGGATATTATTCTGTACAATTTCAATATTTTCAAGATCTAGTGAAGCTGCGAAGAATGAGCCACTAACACTTAGATCACCATTCTGTATCACATCGCCTGTGATGGTGCTATTACCAGTTAGATTTAAAGCACCTACGATATTAGTTGTTTGAAGATTTGTAGTACCAAGTACTGTAAACGTATCATTAACTTGTAAATTGTTGCTAGGTATAAGGACTTTACCAGTGCCTGCTGCGGATAATTCTAAATCACTATTTGAATCTAATGTTGAAATCTTATTATCTACAATTTCAATGTTATCAGCAGTTAGTCTGTTAACAAAAATCTGTCTCCAACGCTCAACAGTTGTTCCTAGGTCGTATGTATCGTTTAATTTAGGAATAATGTCGCTGTCAATCCTAGCTTCTATGTTGACAGAATCTGTGGTTTGATCGCCTATGGTAATATTGCCGCCAATCGTTACATTACCTGTTACGTCAAGATCGCCTGCGATATTAACATTGTTTAAGAAATTAACTTCACCTGTAAATGAATTGATATTCATTACTTGAGTCAGTGTTTCTACAGTATTATTTGATATACGGAAATCGCCAGTTTCAATTTTAGTAGCGTCGATATATGTTTGATTTACGCCGTCATTGAATAGCAAACTGCCTGTTACTGCTACGTTAGAGTTACTAAAAATAACTTCGCCAGTATCTTGATTAATATAAAACTGATCGCCTACACGGAAATCGCCTTTGTGATCAACCGATGTATAATAAATCTTAGCACGATTAGTTTCAACTACTTCGTTGGCTTGTATAACTGTGGTAGGGTCATTATTAGAGTCTCCTCCGTTGCCAATGTAGGCTAAGTTTTGTCCAATGAGATACGCAATAACGCCGTCGCCGTCGCCATATGCTCCATAGTTGCCGTATACGCAGGCAGAGCCAATACTTCTTAATTCAGCACCAAAGTCCGAATAGTCAGCAAAATCTATAGCAGAAGCAGTTCCGCTTGTAGTTGTATTTCTGATGTCTTGTGTAGTGTTACCGTCATCTAAAATGATAGTTGAATTATTTGTACCATTAAAATGTAATAACAATACTGTTGAAGTATCGCTGGTAAAGGCTGCTGTAGGTACAGTTACTGAAGTAGTATATTTGGCTACACCTTTGACTACACGCAGTTCGTCAACATAACCAGTTGATGGAGAACTGCCAGTCCAGCTTGCTCCAACTCTCAATGGTCTTTCTGGATAATTGTTAGCATCTGTATAGGTAGTAGGTGTTACGGTTCCGTTAACAGCAAGTTTAGTTACTCCGCCGACTCTAAACAGTGCGATATGATTAAATGTACCTGCGGTACAGGCCGCACTTGATGTAATTCTATAGGCATTACTAACAAACAATCTAATGTTGCCGGCAGCGTTCATTTCAAGGTATACCGCTGTGTCGTTACTAGCTGTTCTACAGTCTAATAATACCTGCTGTATTCCTAGGGCAGTTGGTCTCCAGAAAAATTCAATAGTAAAATCACCAGTACCGTAACCAAAATCTGGTTGACTAGAATATGTGATAAAATCCCCAGTGCCGTCTAATACTAAACTTGCTGTGCCAAATTTTTTCTGTGCTGTGCTTAGTTTAGCGTCACCGCCTAATGATACTGTTTTGCCTATGCGATCTTCTGGAGTCTCCCATCCTAGACTCTTACCGTCAATATTATAAAAATCCCCGTCTATACTTTCAATAATACCACTAGCAAGTACTGTGGTTCCGTCTGTGTCATAATAACTTATAGTATCGCCTACTTGCCAAGTTCCTGTAGTATTTGAAATTTTTATTCGAGTCTTTCCATCGCCAGCAAACCCATCGTTGCTGCTGAATAAACTTATACCTTTGTTGGCATAATAAGTGAATGAATTTAACCATTCTACTCTAGCACCGTTGGTAGCCGATAGAGCATCTACGCCAGGAGTGATAAATGTTACAGAATGGAATAACATTGATGCTTCTCTAGATGTAGCAGTAGCATACGCACCGTCTACATAAGCACCTTTACCTGCGTCTGCTGATCCAAATCCCAAAGGATCGCCTACGCCAACTATAGTACCTTTGGTTAATACTGAAATGTTTCTTACATACGGTGATCTAGTTGTTACTTCAAAATCTGTAGCAAAACGGAAAGCATAACCGTTGTCTGGAAATACCCTGTTGCCACCATTACAGCTAAATGTTAAGTTGGAAAGGAAAACTCTATCTCCAAGGCTAGCAGTTCCGCCGGTGTGTGTTAGTACCAGGACGCCTGTAGTATGAGTATAAGTTGCTCCTGTAATGTTTCCGCTGCTGCTGTCAATAAATTCAATAGTTCCGCCGCTAACATAAGCATGAGCGAACGGTGAAGTTCCTACGTCTACTGTAGTTGTTCCGGGTGCTGCTGAAGTAACTGTAAAATAATTTCCGCCGCTATAAAAATCTGCTACAGTTAAATCTTCTACGGTTGTTTCTCCGTTCATTAAGAAACAGTCATTGTATTCTGTAGCAGTAGTTGGTACAATTCTTACGGAGCGTATACCTGTGCCTTTTACCGTAACTCCTACAGGAACTTCTAACGGAAATGCCTCTTCGTAAACTCCGGGATAAAGATATATGGTTGTTCCGGCAGGGGCTATGCTCAAGGCATATTTTAAAGTTCTTAAAGAATCGTTTGGATGTTCGCCTTCATGTGTATCGTTGCCGTTAACTGCTGACACATAAAGCATATTTCCGGGAAGTGCTGAAATATTAACACCGTCAATAATTAAATTCTGAGAAGTAATTATATCAGCGTATAAATTTCTAGTCCAAACATCGTACCAGCGTTTGCCGCCTGTAATCGGGTTTGATCCTATATTGTATGCTTCGTTAGCATCAGGAATTATGTTACTGTTAATTTCTGCGTTGAAAGTAATAGTATCAGTAGTAGCATCTCCTAATACAATATTACCGTCTGCGGTAATTGCTCCATCAACTTGTAGATCTCCAGCAACCTGTACTCCAGACTTGATGTCTATTATACCAGTACCACTTGGGCGTATTTCTAAATTAGCATTAGATTCATTAGTAGCTATGATATTATTAAAAATATCTATTGAATCTATGGAAAACTTACTGGTTCTTAGAGCAGAACCTTCTGGCAGATTAAAAGTTAAATCGCCGTCGTATGTTATCGTGTTTGGTGAAAATAAGAAGTCTCCAATTTGTGCCGTAGAGCCTGTGACTTCTAAATTTGTTGTGCGGGTCGTGCCGTTTACTTGAAGTTCGTGACTAGGAGTAGCAGTCTTTATGCCGATTCGCCTATTGTTAACATCAAGATAAAGTAGGTCGGTCTCAAAGGCCAGATCCACACCTTGGCGTAGAAGGTTAGCCTTTAAGAGCGGACCGCTAATTCGACCAAGCTGGCTCATTCGCTCTCCTTTTCACCCCGTGTTTCACGGTTAACCACCTTACATTGCGGGTTTACCACAGTTTAACCATACAAGGATTGGTCGTCCTTGTAATCAATAGTATTTATCGTTTGGGTAGATTAACCAAGTAGGATGGCGTAGATCTCATTTAGCTCTTGTATTTCTGCTAAAGTAGCGTTTGTTGATGTACCTGCTAGAGTAGAGTAAGCAATACCGTTAAAAACTTCAGGGGCACTAAGATCGGTATTGAATCGAATATCACCAACTTCGGGCATTGCTGGTCGACTATCAGAATCGCCGGTGGGTATTACTAGTGCTGTGGTTGTGTTAAATTTAATGTATCCAGATCCGGTATTTTGTAAAACCATATTTTCTGTAGGATCTGTATTAGTTAATGTAGTACCGGTAAACAGAATATCACCCATAACAACATTTAGGGTATCTGGTATGAATTTTGAAATAGTGGTTGAGGTATGTAGATATAGATCAGTCGACGATGCTCTTTGATAAATGCCTTCAGTGTATGATAAAGAACTAGGATAGTCAATGACAAAAGTCATTGTTGTAACATCCCAGGCTGTGCCTAGAGTATAGTTTCTTATAAATGTGTTTGATCCGTTGCTTATAATGGCCCAAAATGCTGTTCCGTCATCGTTAAACGCTTGTCCTTTAGCATAATATCCTGTAGGAAGTGAGAAAGTATATGTGGTTGGCCCAGTCATGCCAACTATTGTCCAAGCTGTCGCACAGGTGTATACCTGAAATGATACTTGACTTACCGCAGTGTTCCGATTTATTTCATAAAATTTTGTTCCGTCAGCATTGAACCAAGGTTGAGATAACGCAATTATTCCGATATTTACTTTATTGATATGGCTAGCCGTTGTTATATCCCAAGGGGTTGATAAACTATATTCAAAAACAAAAACATTAAGATTAAGAAATCCACCACCATTGCCCATAACCCAAAATTTTGTGCCATCGTATTTAAAATAAGGCCCTGTATTGTTTAACGTTCCCATACCGCCAACGGTTATAGCATTTAGATCTTGAATTGAAAAGGTTGTATGATCTCCAATTGACGAAATATCCCATGGTGTTGATAAGGGATAAGAAACCACATTGCGATTGTTATAAGAAAATGCCACAGTTCCGTCAGGTTTAAAAAATATTCCTCTTAGAGTTCTTGCGGTAGCCGGAGCACTTAACATTTGTCCGGACGAGTCTATACTGTAGACTATATCCCCATTAATGCCGCCCGGTGTTAAATTTATGTCACTGTTGCTGATGCTAGAAATAGTGTTACCACTGAATAGCAACGACCCTGTTAATAGTGCTGTAAGATTAACTGTAGAACTGTTAATACTCATCCTAGAAACATTGTTTACTCTAAAATCTAAAACATCAGTATCTAATGCTCTTACAGAAGTAGCACGATTTCTAGAAAAAATACCCCCGTAAGTTATAGCACCGTTGTTAGTCCAACCTTCAAATCTAGATACAGAGGTATTAAATCTTAATTCTCCTGTTAGACCGGTTAATTTATTGAGACTGGTCCCTGTAGGTAATTTAACAGCATCGGTCTTATCAAAGTCTACTATTCTGCCAGTAAACGGAACCACATTCAAATTAGCATTAGTATCTACCGTAGATATGATATTGTTTAAGATACTGGTTTTTTCTAATATAACTCTACCAGTGCCTGACCCTAATAGATGTAAATTACTGTTTGATAGTGTGGTCTCTATAAAATTATCTTTGATACGGATGTCGTCGTTAAACAATGTATCTGTGAGTATAGTTGTACCCGTAATGTTCCTAGAAAATATATCGCCAGCAACTGACAAATTCTGACTCAGTAAAGCAGAATCATTTAGCAAGATTTTAGCAGAGCCTTGGGCTCTAAGATCAATATTGCTGTTTGAGGTAGTAGTGGCAATTCTAAAATCAATAAAGTTATAATCTTCAAATAGAGCTTGACCGTTGGTTGTTAAATTACCGGTTAGATTATATTCCCCTGCTAGATTATATGCTCCAGTATGTTGTTTTGTTCCGGTTAATCCAAATATGCCATCAATAGCCGTAGCTGTAAAAGTAGAATTGCCAGTTAAGTTTAATTGTCCTGTAGCAATTTCTAGTGTAGGTTGTACAGTCACTCTTCCGGTACCGTGTGCAGCTAACTCTAGATCTGTGTTTGAAGTAATTGTTTCTATGTAATTGTTTTGGATTCTGATCTGATCAGTTTCATAGATATCGCTGGCTACGTCATTAGGGAATGTTATGTTCTGTACAGCTATGTAAGCGTCATTTACAGTGAGATCATTTTCTATAACTACATTAGCATTCGGTATTACAATATTGCCGATCCCGCCCGATGCTATTAATTCTAAATCTGAATTTGAACTAGTAGTAGCAACCGTATTTCCAGATATAATTACATCGCCGTTGGTAAACTGATCTGCTATCAAATCCCCTGTAATACTCACATCGCCAGTCTGGATAATGTTTCCAGTTTGGTTTAACTGTCCTACTAATACTAGATCTGTTATCTGAGTATTCAGTAATGTCGATGTTCCAGAAATGGTAAGGTTATTGTCAATTTCAAAATTGTCAGTGATATTAACTTGACCAGTACCGTTAGCACGTAATTCAAGATCAGCGTTAGATACTGTGGTTGTAATAAAATTTTCTTGTACAAGAATATCATCGACAAAAATTGATAATCCTGTCGCCTGCGTTCTAACAGTTAGATCATCAGAAATTAACTCGCCTTGTATTTCTAAATTGTTTTCAATTATTAGGTCGTCATTGAATACGACAAGTCTAGCTGGTTGTGCCAATAATTCAATATTTGTGTTAGATGATAATCTATTTCCTTCTATTCTTAGATTTTGATATTGGCCGGTTCCTGATACTGATAAAAATCCCTGTATTGTAGTAGCACCCGTAATATCAGCATTGCCTATTCTTACTAGATCGTTAGTGTGTGTTACCGTAGCTGATATGTTTAAATCTAATAAGTTGCTAGATCCCAAAACTGAAAGATATGTATCAGCAATTAAATCAGTGTCTACTATGTTTAATAATCCAACAGGGTCTAATACTAAATTAGTGTTTAAATTATTAGATTCTATCGCATTACCTGTGACGGTAACACCGTTTAAAATCATAGCAGACGATGTTACTTGATATGCTATAGATGCTAGATTAGTTGAAATTGTATTTTGTACTGATACATTATTGTCTACAAGAACATTTTCCTGTAACAAAACTTTTCCCAAACCTGCTGCTTGTAATAATAAATCATTATTAGCTAGTGTGGTTGATATTACGTTGCCTTGAATAGAGATATCTTCAAATTCTATGTAATTAACATTTAAATTATTAGATATAGCAAGATTGCCAGTAATTGCAGCGTTGCCGGATAATATGATCTCGCTAGTGCTGTTTATAGAATCAACTGTAATTGATTTTAAATTTGTTGTTCCGTTTACGGTTAAATCTTGATCTATTAGTAGACTATCAGTTTTTACTTTTCCTGTGCCGTCGGCATTTACTATTAAATCTTGTGCGGGTGTTTCTATTACGTTTCCGTATATTTTAACTCCCGCATCAAAAATATCTGATGTTATCTGAGAGAGTTGTACGTTAGACGAATTAATATTGTTGTATATTAAATTTTGATCTATTTGTACATCGTTAATAGGCACATAGATATTTCCAGTGCCGTTAGCACGTAATTCAAGATCTGAATTTGATTGTGCTGTAGATATTACATTACTATCAACAGATATGTCGCCAAAACTTAAACTAGGAACTGATAATGCGAGGTTGTTAGATAACTGATAATCGCCACTCACTGTTGTATTGCCTGTGAGTATTTGATTTCCAGTTTGTGTAAATGCTCCTAAGATATTTGTATCTTTGAGATTTAAAATATTAACAGCATCAAACCCTGTCTCTACTTGTAATGCGTCAAAGATAACTTTTCCTGTGCCTGCGGCATATAATTCTAAATCACTGTTACTAGATTTAGTATAAATTTTATTGTCGTCAAATACAATCTCACCAAAATCGGCTTTACCTAACCAGATAGAATTCCAAGTTAGTACTGACGAGCCTAATGAAGAAACATTAGGATATTTAGGAATAATATCACTATCAACCTCGCTGGCAAATGTTACAGTATCTATAGCACCAGCATTACCAATGTTGATAGTACCATCTATGCTAAGATTTCCTGTTAGATCTAGGTTACCTGCGATATTACTAGTTTGTAGTGTTTGCGGAGCTACCGCAGATTTAATGTTTAAGTCGCCTGTAGCAGTTGATAATAAATTACCCTGAAATATAACGTCACCGGTTTCAATTTTTTCAGCATTTAAAATTGTTATATCGGTGCCATCTGAGAAAATAATTTCATTAATACCGCTGACACTTTGTCCAATACCATTAAATGTTACAAGTCCGGTTTCTTGGTCTACAAAAAATGCTTCGCCTACACGGAAATTGCCATTATGGTCATCACTTTGCCAGTATATTCTAGCATTGTTTAGGGTAACAGTTTCATTGACTTGTATAACTGTAGTAGGATCATTTGTGACATTAGTACCTGTGCCAATGTAGGCAAAGTTATGATTAATCAGATACATCAATACACTGTCGCCGTCGCCCTCGGCACCAACGTTGCCATACACATTAGCAGAGCCAATACTCCTTAATTCTGCTCCATAGATTGTAGTAGATCCGTCTGAGCTTAATCTTCCTAGACTACCGTTAGTAGCATACAGACCTTTACTGGCAAAATATGTAAATGAATTTAACCACTCGACTCTAACACCGTTAGTCATGTATAGTCCAACAGAGTTAGGAACTATAAATGTCACAGAATGGAATAACATGCTGGCTGTTATTGACTGCGGCACTACAGCACTACCATCAACTAAAGCACCTCTACCAGCGGGTGCTGCGGCAGATCCTGTAGGAGATGAAAATATCGGAATACCAACACCGCCAACTAGTGATGTAGTTACATAAATTCTCCACTGATTAGTATTAATTGGGTCTTCAATTATATAATCAACAATGTATATTGTGCCTGCTACATTAATAGTCCACCCTGCTTCTACAGTAGTTTCAAAGTTAGCCGGTAAATTAGTTTTGAAATATGCTACCCATTTTTCACCAACTGAACTTCCTGAGGTATCCCAAATATCGTTTGTAATGATCTGTGTTGTTCCAACATCTGGATAGAAGCTAATAGGTTTAAGCTGACCGGCTGGATTAAAAGTTGTATCAACGGTCATTCTCCACTCTGTTGGAGATAAAGGTTCGGTGGCAATTGATATAACTGTGTAGAATAGAGGAGGATTAGGATACCTATCAATAACTGCGGTTTGACCTACTAGCGAATCTACAAGAGCTTGGCTGTAAAATGTTTTAGATAAAGTTACACTATCACTAGTCAATGACACGCCAGTGGGTGCTGGGCCAACTGTGATATTAGTAGGTGTTAATGTTCCGGTAACTTCTTGTGTTATAACAGTTACGTTTTGTACATATGGCGATCTTTCAGAAGCATCATATCCATCAGCAAATCTAAAACCGTACCCTTCGTTGGTTGTTTCGTTATAAAAGAAATCTCTTACTGTGAGATTTGAAACAGTTGATCCAGCATTAAGTAAAAAACAATCTTTAAACTCACTGCTAGAGTCTGGTTCAACAATTACAGTTCTAATGTCTGTACCGTTGACTGTAACACCGGCTGGCACTTCTAACGGAAATGTTTCTTGATATACTCCTGGATAGATAGTAACCGTGTCACCGTTGGTGGCAAAACTTAAAGCATGTTTGATAGTTCTAAATCCGCCGAGCTGATGAGTACCGTCATTCCATATACCACTGTCTTCACCTAATGTACTAACGTAATATGAATTTCCCGGTCTAAGAGCTACGTTAGGATTAATATTAGCTACAGAAGTAATATCTTCAGTGATTAAGAATTCGCCGTTGATTAACTCAGTGTGTAATTCATTCCATTTTGTATCTGAAGAACCAATGCTATAAACTTCATTCAACGTAGGTATTAGGTCGCCTATTATTTCTGCGGTAAATGCTAAGGTGTCAAGGGTATTATTATCACCGAATGTAATATTGCTCTTTAATGTTAACCCGTCATTTCCTTCTATGTTTCCCGCAATCGTAGCATTTCCGTCAAGTAATACTATACCTGTACCGTGAGGCGATAGCTCTATATTTTCATTGCTAATAACGCCTTGAATATAGTTGTCATTGAAAATTAAACTGGGAGTTTCTAAAATGTCAGCAAACAAAGTGCCTGTGGCATTTATAGTTACATTGCCGGTATAGCTGGTTATAGTTCCAGTATCTCCGTCAAGGTAGAGATTAGTTAACTGTGCATCATTATCAACTATTAACCCTACAGTGGATATAGTTCCGTCAACTGTAAGTTCTCTAGGCATAGCATTGGTATTGATACCAAGCCTGCGTGAATTTACATCGAGATAGAGATTGTTATCTCCAAACTGATTTTCAAAGACAAGGTCCACTCCC